ATCCCCTTTCGATACAAAGATATTAGATTTTAAGATACAAACCGGGCGAACACCGCCGTCGCTGCCACAGAAGTTGAAGTTGAAATTGCCGGACGGAGAAACAACGGCGATGCTATACTTTAATCCTCTATCAGCAGTAGACCACGGTGTGCATGTCCACCACCAATCATCCAGATCTTTGTTTACAATCAAATTGTTGAATCTTCTAACCAAGCCAAAATTCGGCGGCATAACTTTGGCTCTACAAGGCTCAAATTCTTTCTGGTTATCAACAGAAAGAAGACTATTATCGTATTCAACAAGATTTTCAACCCCAACCTCAGATTCAATAACAGGCTGGATGCCTTTTTCGATAACCTTTTTCAGATTCGATTTATTGTAATCTCGTGTATTTTCATCAAACACGACATTTTCCGCCATAAATCCTTTTGAAATCACGGTCGTAGTGTCATAATGATGTTCCAGAACGATAAAATCATTCTCTCCAATTTTGAACACATCGCCCGGATCCAACTCTGATAACTGTACCCTATTAGCCCTTTCTGCTTCTTCAAGCTGTTTGACAAGCTCTCTTGCAAGTTCTAATTCTTTACTCATTTTTTATTACCTCTCTTTTTTCGAAAATCTTTTTCGCAATATGAAAGTGTGCACATTCCTGGTGTTTTATAATTTGAATATCCTTTAGAATTATCGGCACTTTTCCATCTTTTGCATTTCATGCATCTCGCGTCTGGTTGTTTTAAATTCCAGCCAATTCCAACACCTGCCATTATCCCTCCATTACGGACAATCTACTGTTATCTGTTACTTCCAGCATGATTAACTGGCATTCGGCAGATTTTGAAACCCGTTCTTTGTTGCTAACATCCAATGATTCAGAATCATCCAAAAATACAGGTACGGATAAATCATTGATTTTCTGAATCGAATTGCAAATATCAACCTTTCCGATGATCTGATTGCCTTTATTGCTCATGGTTGAAAGAATAGATTTTCCATCAATAGTAGGTATGCATACTGATTTGTAACCACCAGATTTATTCACTTCAAACAGCTGCCACTGAACGGTTTCAAAATGTTTGTTTATTTCGGCAGATAACTTCTGATTTTTAGCCTTTTCCAGTTCGCCAAGCAAATAAAGAATCTTTTCTGCATCTGATTTTTTTTGCTCCATATCAATTCTACGATCACGGAGTTCTTCAAGACGCTGCTCGTCTGCGGATGTGTCGGACTTTGAAATCTGGCTTTCACATTCAGACAATTTTCTGCGTATCTCATTTTCTTCCAGCTTCAATTGACCACGCATGTCATCAACTTTCATTGATTTCTGCATTTCTGCTTCTTTTTCATCAATCTCAGCAGACAGTTTTTTGTATTCATCTGTATCTGAAATATCAACAAGTTTCGGGATTGCATCTAACTGCTTGTGATATTCGTCCAGTTTTGAAAGCACTGAATTGAGCTTTTTCATATTCTCTTCTGCCACAGATTCAAGTTCTGCAAGAACTGGTTTTGATTTCTCAATTTCCTCTCTTAACGCAGTTCCTTTTGCTTCGATTTCACAAAGACGTTTCTTCTTGATTTCCGCAAACTCTGAAACAAGACGTTTAATTTCTTCGTCTGGCAAGTCTCTGTGGCATGTCGGACAAATGGTTGAGTTATCATCGAATTTTTCATTGTTGACATCTACCCACTTTTTTGCCAACAGTTCCCTGGCAGAATCTTTTTCGCTGATCTCTGACTTAATCCGGTCAACAGCAATTCCATTTTTTCTGATTTCCTCATGGATAGAATCTACAAATGCGTTTTCATCGTTGATTTTGTGCTGAACCTCCCGGATTTTATTCAAATTCGCATCATTAGCTTGTGTCTGTAATCCGCTCAGCTTAAATTTAAGTTCCAAAATTCCATCTGCTTTTTTCTGGATGTCTTTTTCCAGTGCTTCTGCATCTGTCTGCTTTTTGATGTTACAAGCCAACTGCTCAGACAGCGTATTTTTCAGAAGTTCCAGTTCTGCCACATCAACGTCTGATTTCAACTGAATGTCACGCTGTTTTTCTTTGATCTGTCCGTCAATGACAGGCAAATCCTTTTCGATTTTTGATTTTGTTGCCTTATTCATTGCTGTTAATTCATCAGCAGAATATTTTTCAAGCAAATCTGTAATCGCAGAAAGTTCAGCATTTTCTTTTGCCACGTCCAGATCATTGACATTTTCAACCATTCCAAACAGATAACTTCTCATATCTGCTGTTTTCTGATTAAGAAATGCTCCCGGACTGCTGCACATTTTCAACAAATTCATATCGATCTCAAAATACTCATTAAATGCCTTGAGAGTTTTCGGCACTTCGTTGATAAAATATGTATTATCATCTGAATAGCTGACACCATCCTTTTTGTATTTGCGTTTCTGGACCTTTCTGGCAGTCACTTCCTTACCATCAATATCCAATACAGCAGTAACCGAAACATCCACATCGTCTACTGACTTACCGCCTACAGTTCTTCTTACTGCCGGATTATCCTTTAACTGGTAATCACATCCGAACATCAGCCATGTATAGGCTGTGGCAATGGTTGATTTACCGATTCCGTTTCTACCGGCCACTACTGTTCTGTTGAAAAAATCAAACTCGGCATGTGGGTATGCCATGAAGTTATCAACAATGAGTTTTCTCAATACAATTTTCATTTTTATCCCCTTTCAACTAAAATATCTACACGAAGCATCGTGTCTAACACTTCTAACATGTGTTCTCTTGCTGTTTTTTCAAACAGGTCTAAGAAATCAACATTATCCATCTCATGCAAGCTAACGGCACTTCTCAATGCTGTCCGTGTTTCTGATGGCAGATCACCACGGCGCACGCTTGCTTCATATGAACCAAAAATCTTTGATTTTTTGATTTCATCTCTAAGTTCTGTAAATGCTGTTCCCATTATTCGCCTGCACCTACAATTCCTGTAATTTTTCCATCCTCAATTACGAACTCTTTTCCGAATACGTTGAGAATCTGTAACTCAACTAGCATCAAGTCATTTGGATTTGTTACTATCATCTGTATTTCCCTCCTGCATATTTATCTATCCGTCTGGACTTTCCAGTGGATTTATGTACTACAACCAGATAAAATTCTGTTTCTTTATCAAGCATGTAGTTATCAGCTACAAGACCCTGTGCTGAAAGAATTACTTTCTGGTCTCTGGTCAACCGTTTTGGCTGTTTCATTTTCCTATCACTTCCTTATTAAATGTACCTATAAAATCCGTATCTGAGCGTTGGCATCTGTAATCTGTTCTTTCAACACTTTCGGAACTTCATAGTTGCTTATGAGATCGTGAGCATCATCAATCTCGCATCCATACAGTGGCATGTCATTCTCCAAAGAATCAATCTTTTTCTCAACGTCAGAAACACGCTCGTTCAGTTCCGTATTTCCAAGTGCCAGAAGTTTAATCTGCTCCGCTGTTGACATCGGTTTGCGATAACCACCTGTTTTGCGGATTGTTGGGAGAACTTCTGATGTTACCCACTCAGTGAATTTCTCGGCAGATTTTTTTCTGCTTTGAAATATTGTTTTATACAAATTTGATTCGTTGATATAAAGCAAACTCTGTTCGCCGCCTGCCGTAAGGGTAAGTCAATGAAATACTGGCGAATTATCTTACCCTCTGGTGAACGCTGAATCATGCAAATCTGCTTTGCCATGTCAATCGAAATCAGAAAGTCTATTTGTGGTCTACCACCATGTTCAGAGGTTTCTCCCAATTTTGGGAAAAACTCATTTCCCTCAGAAAATCCATAGTCTTTCATTCTTTCGAACCATGTAGTAAATTTTGTTCCAATATTCAGTTTTTCGTGTAAATCTCTTGCCGATACTGTCGGCTGTTCTGTGTCGTAGTTGACTCTTAATAAATCATTCATCTTTCACCTGTATTCATAAGAGATGGTTCTTCTAATCTTCAATAAGTTCTTCGACAGTAACACCTAAGTATTTGGCGACTTTGGCAACCTTATCAACACTAGGTTTTATTTCATTCCAATGGTAGATGCTAGATGGTGTGATTCCGGTGTCTAATTCTATTTTTCTAATAGAAACACCTTTTGAATCAGCAATTTCTTTAATCTTCTGATAAATCATGCTTTTCTCCTCTCATATTTTTATAATTCTGAAAAAATCACAACTTTTCATTGACTATATTCTGAAAATATCCTATAATTCAAATTGCGAGTAAGAATTATAAAAATACATTCGGCATTTTGTATGTCTCTTTTTTTGTTGCGATTTTTTCAGAACTTGTAACTTTATTATAAGCGATATTTTCAGAATGTCAATAGTTATTTTTGCGTTTTTTTCAGAAATTTGAAGAGGAAGTAAATTGCTATGACTATTAGAGAAAGAGTAAAAAAACTATGTTCAGAAAATAATATTTCAATGAACAAACTAGAATGTGAATGCGGATTTGCAAAAGGATATTTAAGCAAGTTAGACAAAAGTTCACCAAATTCAGCAAAACTTCAATTAATCGCCGATTTTTTTGGAGTTACATTAGATTACATTATGACCGGTGTAGAAAAACAGGTGTCAATTACAGAACAATCAGAATTGCTAAGTGACATGCTCCCACCACTTAAATCACAGATTTTGAAGTGGGGGCTTCTTGCTCAATGGCTCTACTGAGCCAAGTATCTACAAGCTATCCTCGCGTGCCCCGCGATTCATTTTTACCCAGTTATGGGATATTTTCATTGTCTGGATACAGACACTTCCCATTTATCCTGCTAACAACATACGACGTGCTTCTTCACGTATATTGATTGCCGCATTCAGATCCCGATCTATCCGATTTCCACATGTACAAAGATATACTCTGTCCGAAAGTTTCAGTTCTTTCTTTATATGGCCACATTTACAGCATTTTTTACTGGAAGGAAAAAAACGGCCTACACGTACCAATTTCTTTCCTCTCCATGTCAGCTTATATTCCAGCAATTCCCGAAACTTTCCGTAACCGTTATCCATGACACTTTTTCCAAAATGCATACACTGGCTCATTGCTTTCATATCAATATCTTCTACTGCAACAACATCATATGCCTCTGCTATTTCATGACTCAGCTTATGTAAGAAATCTTTCCTCTGGCTTCGGATTTTTTCATGACATAATGCAACACGTTTTTTCTGTCGGTAATAATTATTGCTTCCTTTCACGCAATGGGATAACTTTCTCTGTTCCCTTGCCAACCGCTCCTCACTTTTTCTGAAATATCCTTCATTTTCCTTCTGTATATCTTCAGAAAACACAGCCATTCCATGCATTGCATAATCAATTCCAAGTATCTTTGCGTCTTCATAATCAAATTCTTCTGCTTGGTTTTCACAGTCAGATTTTTCATATAATAGACTTGCATAATACTTTCCGGATGGTTCCATACTTATTGTTACGGATTTCAGGCAATATTTTTCTGGAATATCACGATGTTTTTTCATACGGATCCACTTCAACTTCGGAAGTTTTATCCGATAATCTTCTACCTGAATATTTCCATTGACCACATTTGTCGTATAACTTTTTCGGCTCCTGTGTTTTGATTTGAATTTTGGAAAGCCAATCTTTGGATCCCTGAAAAAATTCTTATATGCCTTTTCCAGATGCAGCTGCACATTTGCAAGTGCCAGGGAATCCACTTCTTTCAAAAACGGATATGCTTTTTTATACATCGCCGGTGTATTTCGCAGCATTTTTTTCGATGCTTCATATTCCCGTATCTTATCATTCAACATCTGATTATATAAAAAACGACAGCAGCCAAATGTTTTTGCGAGCAGGACTTCCTGTTCTCTGTTTGGATATATCCGAAAACGGTAAGCTATGTTATGAGTTATTTTTTCCATATGATCAGCCTCGCTTTCCATCGTTTCGACTGATTATATTATACTATATCCTTTTAAGCAGGACAAGTGTTCTGCCTGTATTTGCTGTATTTATTTTGCAATTCATCTCCCACCTGTAGAGGAAGGAGAATTCTTGCTAGTTCTTGTTAAAATTAGAAATGATAAGGAATTATTAAACGCACTGGAAAAATATATAAAACTATCAGACAAAAAGAAAAAGCACGTCCTTGACACAATAGACATGCTTAGCGAGGTGTAAAATGGAAAAACGAATGATTAGATGTGACAACTTATCCTACGATCGTATAAACGAAGTAATCTCAAAGCATACAAAACTCGGATGGGATTTTGTCGGAATTTCTCAGGGATTTCCGAAAGACTATGCATGGATTCACTTAGAATGGACTAAGCAAGAACCTCCGATTTTTCCCTGCACAGAACCCAACAATTAATGTCGTTTTCTTCTGGTGAAAACAAGACCACATAGGCTCTTTTCAACAAATCGTCTTTTGACTTTTTTGTTTTTGCAATGGCGATGCATTGAATTGAGCCTATATTGTTCATGTCAAAAATACTTGTATCGTATTGGTTTTTATTATTCATTTTCTGTATCCTCTTTAATAATATCCTTTGTAATATTATAAATGTAAATTAATATATCCTTGTTTTTTATATTATTTACCATTTCTAATATTTCTTTTTTGTATTGTTCGTTTTTTTTCATAAATACCACCACCCAATCAAAACATCTTAACACCATTATAGAACGTATGTTCTTTATTTTCAAGTATTGATTTTTGATATCAGCTAGTATAATATAGATTATGCGAACAAATGAGGAAATTTTGTCGATAATTTGGCAAAAGAAGAAAAAAAGAGCAACCAATAACGGTTGCTCTTTTTCCTTTATTATTTTACTTCATAAGAAGCAGATTTGTATGTTATTACATTTCCAGTTGGTTCATCTGTATCATACTGCACCGCTTCTACAGTGTGTGTACCCTCTGAAAGCATATCTCCATTAACGATCAAACTACCGTCAGTATCGGAAATCTGGTCTTTATCATTTTCCATTCCGTCAATGTAAAAATATGTAAGATGTGTGCCGTCCATTTCCCTAGAACTATACCCAACTTCTGTCATTAATGTTCCGGCATCTTTCAAAAAAACAGGAACATTTCCATCTTGAGACGTTCCACTAGGTGTTGAAATAAAGAATGTTCCAGAACCCATGTCCGAAAAACTAGAACCATCAAAATCCTTGTTTGATTCCTCTTTTGCTTCTTCCTTTTCTTCTGTTGCTTCTTCTTTGTTTGCAGATACTTCTTTTTGAGCATCATTTGTTTTTGGCTCTGATGTTGTTTTGTTACCGCATCCGACAAAGCAAGAATAAATAGCCATTACTGTGCATAATAAAAATACAACTTTCTTTTTCATTTTATCCCCTCCGATTAATTGAATAGTTTATAGAAATAATAGCACACACATTGAAAAATGGCAATAAAAAAAGAGGGGCAAAATGCCCCTCAATCATTAGTCAATCTGAACTTTTCCATTTACGACCTTGCAGGTCGCATCTCCGGTGTAATTAAAATCAACAGCCCCGTTGAGCACAAGCCAGATTCCTTGGTCATTCTGAACCAATCCAGTATAGCTAAAATCAACAGCTCCATTCTTCAGATAGAACCATCCATTCTCGTTCTTCGCCAGACCGTTAAAATCAAAATTTACTTTTCCGTTTTCGATTCTCCACCAGCCGTTTTCATTTTGAGCGATTCCGGTGTAGCTAAAATCAACAGCTCCATTGGTTACCTTCCACCAGCCATACTCATTCTGGGCTACGGTATTTGCCCCGAAATCAACAGCACCGTTCCGGACATACCACCAGCCATTCACATTTTGCGCAAGCCCGGTGTAGTCTGCCGCTACCTGGTTGTTTCTGTAATAGTACCAGTTACCGTCAGATGCTTTCTGGTCTGCCAGGCCGTCCTTGATTCCGTTTGAAATAGTTGTATTCATAATTCCCTCCGCAATTGCTTTTGCAACGGATTTATAGCCGACTTTATTATACTGATTGTAATCGTCACGATCATCAACATAGCAGATTTCAATAAGCAATGCCGGCGCGTTTGTATGATTCAGAACGTATAAGTTTGGATTAATAACAATTCCTGTTCCATGTCTCTTGAAACCTATACTTTCCATTCTTGATAAAATACGTTCAGCAACAGCTTTCTTTCCCTTGTTGTCAGCATTTATATGTACTTCTACACCGCCTTGCTTACTATCTCCGTTATCATCGTTTCTGCCAGAATTAAGATGCAGCGAGAAGTCAAAGTCAACAGTATGCGCATTGCATTTTTTTACGATTTTCTCAAGCACGTCCATCTTGCCCCTGCCGTTATCCTCCGTACAATCATATACGGTGTTTCCGTACTGGCGCAGATAATTGATGAGTTCGCCTTTTACCAATCTGTTTTCTCTGGATTCGTTCAATAAATCCGATGCGCCACAAGCAATTTTACCCTCCGGGTTGTGTCCTGCATGTACGTTATATGTTGCCATTAAAAATCACTCCTATCTTTAAAAAAAACGGGCAGTGGTACTGCCGCCCACCTCCTAAGCAAACGGCTCATTCCCACATAGATTTGCCCGTGTATCAACCATTAAAAAAGTCAATATAACCATATACTCGAAAACCAGTACCAGTACATTCAAACAATTCAGTAACACCAAGAGCCGTTACTGTTCTGAACGAAACCGAACCGTCCATTGTTATTTCCATAAAACCAGGCCACCAAGTTCCCTCTGATACATTAAGAAGCATTACCCACTGGTATACGGTGTTCCCTTGCGGTGGATATGGACAGCTTTCAACAGCACCGACAAATTCTCCGTTCAATTTGATAAACGTTCTCTTGCCATACCTATACCATCCGTTGCTATTTTCCAAATCAAATTCACCTTTTGGAAGATTCCGCATATGTACCTCGGCAGTATATGGATCCACAACAAGTGCGGCGGTAAGAGAATTGTTTACCGTATCAACATTTTTCCATTCGTAGTTATCTTTCTGACGATCATTTGCCGTCATTACTTTTGCTGAAACAATGCTATCTGCGGTAATTTTTCCACCAATATTAGCATTGCCACCGTTTTGAACCGTCAATTCGTTACATGAAACTTGTCCAACGTTATCAACGGAAAAGTATGTGTCATAACCAGAGCCAGAAATGAATTCTTTGATTTCTATGAGGTTTAAATTATCATCACTTTCTCCAAAATTAAGCTCACCTCTTGTGCCGTTAAGCGTATAAAGTTGATTACCAGAAATATGAAATCCTGCAACTTGGCTTTCTCCGGTAATTGACATATTTGTTGCGGATATTTTTTGTGCAAACAACTCTTCTGTATCTATCTCCTGCGATGTTACAGATTTTGCATATATCTTTCCACCATCAATATATGTCAAATCATTGTTTTTGCACCATTGCAAGATAGTTTCGTCTGCGGTGGCTCCCATTTTTTGAAATTTACCTCCAAGATTACGATATATCGGATGTTCCGCTTGCAGCATAATCGTATCGGAAGCATAAGCAATTCCTACAAGCATGTAGTAATAACCATCCATTGTGGTTGGTACAGTCTGTACAAGCGGTTGCTTTGAAACTGGTTTGAACCTGCTGCCATCCAGAACACCTTGTAAATATACCGCCATGTACGGCGATAATGTAACTTTCTGTGTGGCGTTTACATTAAAAGCTATCACGGTATAATTATCTGTTCCTGTGGCATATTTTTCTATTGCAGAATTTGCGAACAGAACCGGATAGGATATATCAAAGTCGGTTCCGTCATTTAACGGATGATATCCGCTTGAATTTCCAACAATCAGAGTTCCTGCTGATATAGCACTGCTTGCCTTTATCTCAGCGGCATACTTCGTTTTGTCGAAAGTATCACCCGTATCATAGTTCGCATCGCACCACCAACCGGTGTATTTTCTGCCTGCAATGTCCACTCCATCTCTATATACCATTCTAATGATAGAACCAGCCGGATATTGTGTAGACAGCGGTGTTGTGCCGCCATAATATATGCTCACAAGCCCTGTCATTCCACCATTTGCCAAACTAAGGTTAAGAGATGCTTCACCAATTCCGGAAAACGGTAGCCAGTATGTAATCTTTTGACCATCTTTCAGTGATGAAAATGGTGCATTTCCTTTCCACTGGCTTGTATTATGTGTTTGCGTTCCAGTGATGAACGGGTCGCTGTTCTCTGCCTTTTCTATTGCGTCTGCCGCATTTTCATTGGCTGTATTGATTCCTTTTGCAAGTGTAGGCTCCGTATCTATGGTAGAATCGTCATCCAAAACGATGTGCGTTCTAGTCCAAATATACTTACCGGAAACCCAGTCCGGATATATAAAATCCCATTCGCCGCCAGATAAGGAATATGAAGAATCAGACAGGTAATACTGTTCCGTTACGCTCTTTGTACCTCTTCCGGTGTTACCGTAAATTCCGATAATTCTAGGTGCTGTAATGTTTACAGTGCTGTTTGAGTAAGATACAATATCATAATTCCACAGATATCTTTTTTTTGCCGTAGGATACTGGATTTTTAAGAGAAACCCAGATGTATGATTTGTTATTCCAGAGGTTTTATCTGTAACCAGATAATAAGATGTGATTTCGTTAATAGAAACACCTTGATATCCGATAGTTTTCTTTGCCGTGTTTACAATCAATCCATCTGTATATACAGCATTCTCATATACCCAAAGATACTTTTTATCTTCTGTTGGAATCGGCTTCGTGGTTGCGAACTCCGAATCTTCCGGTGGAACCGACATGGAATTAGATACAGCAAAATATTTCGTTATTGTTTTTATGCCATTTTCACTCGAACCGTATATGCAAACAGGATCGCTTTCAGATGTAGTACCGTTCCCGTAAGACAACCTTGTTTTTTGCCACATATACTTTCCGACTTCCCATGTTGGAGGATTAGTCTGCCAACCATCAGTAGGAGCTACTGTGTTTGAATCAGAAAGCGCATAGAAAATGTCAGAACCAATCACGCTTGATCCTTTTACATCGACTATAGTGTTATTTACTTTCTCAACATTTCCTTCAATATCTTCTATAGCTTTTTCCACAGAATTTCCTTTTATCTTTACGGCTGCGCCAGAAACCGTGACATCTTTCGTATCAACATCAACAGAAAAAATAATATTTCCGTCATCATCTTTTACCGTGAGACTTCCGGTATTAATCCACGATGCATTGACACCGATTGCGTTTAAAATTCTGGCAATTACATCTCCGTTTACCATGATTCCGGCAGTCCAAACAAAATTGCCGTCACTGTCTTTGCTCGTAGATGCTGCAATCGCTTCTGCGGTCATTTTCCAAGCCATGCTTGACTCTTTTAACGTTGGCTTATCATGGATATAAAAAATCTTTCCACCGGCAGAATCAGTTTCTTCAGTAGAATAGAAACCAACCACATTCTCGACACGCTTGTTTAATGCTTCAATTGCGGATTTACGATCGTTTTTTTCTTTTTCCACCAAATATTTTGCTTTTGCATAATTTCTGGTGCCGTTTGAATACTTCTGCGAATTATTTCTTATAGGTGCTTCCGCACTTGATCTAGTGGTCTGTGAACCATTAATGGTATATGTTGTGCCAGAAACAATCATTTTGTAATGCCGATTTTTTTCATCTGTAAAAATGACAATGTCTCCTGCTTCAATCGTAGGGTCTCCAAGGTGAGTGATTTGACCGCTTCTGAATTTAAGACCAATAAATTCATCAGAAAGTCTTTCCACCACTTCTGCACCTATTCCGCTTACTATCAGATCGTTTTCCTCAATGGACACAACATAATCATCTGTTCCGGCAAAATATTCTTTCTGATCTGAATTGCTGTCTGAATTTTCCACAACCTTAAAACCGGTAATTTTAATGTCATTTGTTGCTAAATCTTTTGAAAAGGAATTGTTGATAGAATGGTATTTTCCTTGATTATCTGCTGGATTATCAAGCGTAGCCCTGTCAAACCATTTAATTTCCAGTTCTCCGTAGTTGTTGAATCTTGCAAAGCATCCGCATAACTGGCATATCCACATAAGGGCTGTTCTGCATGTCAGTCCATCTGACATAGGTTTTACATTTACCATAACTTCGCTGTGCGGAAAAGTAATTGTAGACAGCTTTACTCCGCAGTAGCTGCAAATCTCAGCAGCAATGCTTTCTAATTTAGCCGGATATAACAGCTTTGAATCATACGCAACATCTAAAAGATACATGTTGTCGTAACAAGCCAAAGTGATAAGTGATCCGTTATATTTTGTATCGGATACGGTAAACATGCCTTTACGCATTTTTTCCACGGTTCCATCATCTAACGCAAGGCCTACGATAGCATCCAGTTTTGCACCGTAAAAATCATAATCTGAATATTCTTCATAAATATTATTCAAAATAACGGTGCATTGGTTGATGATTGCACCGCCAATTTGGAAAGTGGAATCTTCCGAAACTGCGTCTTCAATTGTAAATCCACCAGACCACAAACAAGAGTTCGTAATCGGAATTTCTGTCCCGTCCGTAAGAGTAAGCGTTGAATAAACTCCAAAATTTCTGTTTCCATTTTTTATATTTTTTTTGTATTTATCAGATACAGTAATCATACTTACCTCTCAATTATATCAAAGCTCACCGACTCCATGAGTTTCTTTCCGACCCACCACAATTTAGTAGGTGTTTTCTTATCGCCGGTGTAATATTCTCGCACTTCATAATCACCAGAAAGCATATCTGGGTAATATACAAAAATGTATTGCGGATTAAACTTCTGCATTAAGAACGTTGTGTCTTTCCATCCTCTAGCCGACCATTGCACCGATAATGTACGCTTCTGACCGACACGGTTTTTCTGCATCCTTGTATCTTCTGTACGTCCGCTTTCAGATGCCGAAACGTCTTGTAATCCATATTCCAAAGATGCAGGACACGGAATGATAAAATCATCAACCATTAGTATTACTTCATGTCCGCTAATTCCATACGTTTCGTATATATGCGGAGAAACAACGTAGTTATCACCGTTTTCTTTTTTGAACACTTGATATCTCCAAAGATATTGCCTATATGCATTTATCGTTGGAATTTCTTTAGTCCAACCAGAAGTGTTTGTGGTAATGCCACTGGAATAGCCAGAAGAAAGGTAATACGTCGTTAAATTGCCCAAAACGCCATTTTCTTTTACATTCCATATAATTGTAGGTCGTGTCTTTTCTGATGTACCATCAGCGTATACAATGCGTTTGTAATTCCACAAATAGCAGTTTTCATAACTTGTAGGTACAAAACTACTCGACCATCCACCTGTATCATAATCAACGATTTCCGAACCGGTTGCCAGATAAAATTCTGTGATAGAAAGTATCGTATCTACTGTCGGTTTTTGATTAATGCTTGTATAATATCTTGACATTTCAACCTCTAAAAAAGAGAGCGCATTGCGCTCTCTTAATATGACGGTACAGGCTTCATCCTGTACTCGATTTTCTGTTGTCCTCTTGATACAGCTCTTGCAAGGGCTTCATCTGTCGTTTTGAACTCTGCAACACACTGAACATTAACGTCTTGCCTGTTATTCATAAGTGCCATAGCAACACCACGCTCAACAGCATCTTGCATTTGCTCTTCGGAAATACCCATTCCGCTAGAGTTCTTCATAATACTGTCGGCAATCATGCTCATGGTCTTTCTGTTTTCCAACGGCAATACTGCTTCATCTCCTGCTTCACCGACACCAATCATAGACGCTTTAGTGAAATATCCACCAGTTTTATACCAGTTGATATTGAATTTTGGTATAGAGAATTTTGCATCTCCTATGCCAATATCGGTTTTTGTCCACTCAATGTGCGGTAGCTTGATTTTTACAGATGTCAGACCGTTTACAAATCCTCGGATTGCTTCCTTGCCGATTTCGAATAAGTTACCCATTCCAGATCTGATTTTTCCAGGAATACCATTAATCAAATCATAAAACGTATGGATACCATTGTTGAATCCATTCTTTAATCCGGAAACGATGTCGGCACCTTTAGGTGATACTACATTTAGGATGTTTCCGATTTTGTCAAAGGTCTGCTTTCCGATTTTTGAAACCGTGTTCAAGAATCCATTTTCTTTCACAGATTCCCAACCGGCTCTTAATCCGCTGATTGCATCTGAACCTTTTGATTTAATCCACTGTGTAGCATTTCCAGCTTTGTCCTTTACATAAGAGCCAATTTTCTGTGCTGCCTGACCTACTTTGCTTTCTTTTACGGAATCCCAACCAGTACGCAGTCCCTCAAGCGCGTTTTGGCCTTTGTCAGACAGCCACGTTTTGGCATTGCCAAGTTTGTCCTTGATATTCTGCGGAAGATTTGAAAACCAAGAAAGTACACTTTGAGCATTTGTGGCTAATCCATTAAGGAAACCACTCATAGTAAATCCACCGATTTCGGCAAAAACCGTAGATGGCGAATGTATTCCAAGAAATGTTTTTACAGCATCGACAAACTTACTAAAAGGACCTTTTGCTTTGTTTTCTAAATCTTCGTCTTTGCTGTGTATTCCGTTGATATATCCAGCGATAGTATCTTTTCCGGCATCTCCGGCAACAGCAGCCGTATCTTCACCGATTTTTTGAAAAACATCTTCATAGTTACTTGCAACGTCAGTATAAACCTGAACGCTACCTGTGGTCGATGCTGTTGAAGTAGTTGTGAACAAAGAATCTATGATATTTTCCGCTGCACTGCTGGCATAGCCCTCTCCATCAATTCCAAGCTGTGTAAAGTTGTCATTAATGGCTTTGTTTAAAGGGTCTATTGTATTTTTCTTGTAATCCGAAACAACAGTTCTCATATAAGTTCCTTTACTCCACTTATAATGAGCCTTTTCCATCGGGTCAAGATTTTCCCATTCATCACCGGCTTTTTTCATAATACTGCCAATGTTGTTGATATAATCAGTTTGAAGTTTATCCGCAACTTCCTTTGCTTTTGATGTGGTTTGCTCTTTTACATAATCCATCGCACCCGGAAGTCCGTCCATTATGGCTTGATATGTCTGAGTATCACCGGCTTCTTTTGCGGAATTGGCTAAGTCGATTAACGCCTGTTCTGTTTTGTCTTGCGCATCTTGTACGCTTCCGACAAGTGAGCTGAGATCGTCATTAATTGCATCCACGTTCAGACCATCTTCATTGATGTATGCTGACCAGTCCAGATTATGCGTATTTACATAACTCTCAAAGTTATCCATTGCCTTTGTTGCATCATCAGAAACGCCCATTAGGTTAAACAGCTCTGACTGTAACTCTACAATCTGCGGATTCGTCGGGTCTGTACTGGAAAGTTCTTTCAACTTTGTAATCAAATCTTGGATTTTATTTAATGTTTCAGAAGAATATCCTGTCACATCTTCTTTCAACTTTTTAACATTGGTTCCGGCAGATTCATATGCTTTAGAAGCAACACTGCCATCCGAAAACGTAGCATATACAAGTGTTTGATATGCTTCAAAACTTGTTTGGGCTGCTTGATAAAGGCTATCAAACTGCTCACTGAGTTTTTGCACGCCATCTTTTGTTGACAACACACCGATATGCATTGCTGACTGGATTTTTTCGATTTCAAGCACAACGCTTTGTACGCTTTTCTTGCTTTCTTCAAAATCTCTTATCTTGTCAGATACGTTGTCAAAACTGTCTCCGACTGCATTTATCGCATCTTTTGCTGTGCTAAACAGCTTTTCAACCGGAACACCGCCTGGAGTTGAGAAAGATGCGTTTATGTATTCTCCAACACGTTTTCCAAGCAGTTCGTCAAATGCTTTATTTACACCAACGATTGCAGATACTAACGCAGTCATTCCAACTATTGCCGCAGTCCACGGATTTGACAATCCAATAAGTTTTAATGATGCAACTGCCACAGCTGCGCCACCTGCGATTTTTGCAAGTGCACCAACAACGTTGTCGGCACCTCTTGCAAGATCGTAAAAACCGCTGGAACTCAGAGCAAACTGAGCAAATACAGAAGTTACACCAATAGCTCCCTTTTGGAGATTTGTCATGTTATTTCTAAGTGTTTTTACTCCCTCAGAAACTGCATTGAAAAAGTTTCCGTTATCAAGAGTAGCCCTAAAGTTTTTAAAGGACTTTGATACAAGATCGACTCCCTTTCCCAGTTTTGGATATGATGCGCTCAACTTTGAAGTATACTTTTCGTTACCGCTAAGCGAACCAATAACCATTGTGGATGTCGTAAAGACTTTTTTGAATGATTTTGACAATTCAACTATGCCTTTTACGATTTTTGTTGATGCTATTGCTTTCAAAAGTTTTGGCATCAGAATAAAGGAAGCAAGTGTTGTCTCTATCGGTGCCTGGCTAAAAGATGCCGCAAACACCTTTACCCCTGCGTTAATTGCTTTCCATAAGGCTTTTCCGACTTTATATCCAATATTAATAAAATCAATATCAGCAAGGAATTTTCCTATTTTCGTGCCAATCATAGTCCAGTTTGTCCTATCAAGCATGGTTATAACCGTGTTAAGGACACCTTTACACCATACATTTATAGTACGCGCCAAACTATTGAAATCAAATGTACTGAAAAATTTATTTACGCTCTCTGCGATAGACGTCCCAAGGTTTTTCCAATCGAAACGTATTCCAAAGGACAGTGCGCCGTAAATAACAGTGTTAAGTGCACTTGCAATGGTTGTTCCTACATCTCCGAACAGTCGTGGAGAAATAAGTCCATTAAGGAAATCTGCAAGCCCTCTTCCGAAATTCCTCGCTTTCTCATAGATTTTGTTCCAATCTATGTTCTCTAATACATTGGAAAGCGTATCTCCTATGTATTTTCCAAGCCCGTATAACGTGTCTATTCCACTTTCGAACATCGTAGAAACACGTTTCCATGTGCCTTGATTTCCACCAGATCCACCAGAACCACTGCCGCCACTTCCAGAACCTTTTCCACCGGAACCGCCACTGCCGCCACTTCCAGAACCAGAACTATCGCTGTTATCAGACAGCTTATTTAACTGGTCAAATGGTAAGGTAGACAGCGTCTTTTTCAGCTGTTTTGCCGACTTATTTGCTTTGTCTGTATTTTTTGATGCATTTCCTGTGCTGTCTGCCAAATCACCGGCACTGTCAGAAGCATCTCCAAGGTCTACCGCTATTCCGGCAGAACCAGATTCATACTCCCAACCAAAGATTTTCCCAAGAGCAGCTGATACTTTCTCTGCAAACTGCGTAACAGCCATAAGAGCCGCATTTAACGCTTTTACCATTGGTTTCAATGCATTGATAATCGGCTGACCGATAACTGCACCAAGACGTTTGAAATTCTCTCGCAACATTCGCACTTGGTTCGCCCATGTATCAGCAGTGCGTGAGAAGTCTCCCTGTGCAGCTGTTGTGTTAGCAAGAACGTACTGGTATCTCAGCATCGTTTTTTCTGCCTGTGACATAGATTCTATGTCGGCATCCATGCCGTTCTTCATAGCCCACTCTTTAAGTGTTGCTTGTGTTAAATCAAGACCGTACTGTCTAAGTGGTACAACCATTCCAGTGAATACAGAGCGTAAGTCCTCTGCTACTTCCGCTTGGTCTTTATTGTAGAAAGATGCCATATCACCGGCTAATTTTGTAAGGTTCAAAGATACATCTGCAAGACTATCAGATGCGCCAACGTAACCGTTTGTTGTTTTCTGCAAAAAGTCATTTGCTTTTGCTATCTGACTTGTGCCGATACCCATTGCAGAACCCATTGCCTGGAACTGCGAAGCATAGGTTTTGAATGATAATTCGGACATTCCAAGCGTTTCAATACTTTTCTTTGCGTATTCCTCAACCTTGCCTGTCATTGCACCGAATGTTGTGTCTACGACGTTCTGTACCTCTGTTAGATCAGATGCAAGGTTTACAGCATCTTTTAACTTCCCGGCAGCACGAATAAGCATCCAATACGAAGCGTATAGCTTTCCGATAGACGCAGCTAAACTAAACGTACTCAGCTTGGAACCTTTTGCCGAACCGGAATAGCTGATTAAGCTACTTTTTAAAGAATTAGCTGCTTTTCCTGCGGATGCACCAGTTCTTGACAACTTTGCAAGTGCGTTAGTCATGTCTATAAGATTCTGACTAACTCTTGGTGCAGTCGAAAGTTCAGACATAAGCTGTTTCATCGCTGTTGCTAATTTCGGTATGTTTTGAATTGCTTGCGTAGACGACTTATAGCCAAGCTGTGCAATTCCTTTTGACAAATCTGCCAAATTTCTTGACGCCGCGCTCATTCCGGATAATCCGTTTAAAGACTTGCCGATCTGGCCAAGAGAAGATGCGGCACGGTTAAGACTTGCCGTATCAATGGAAGCCATTTTTTCAATACCTTTAGCCGCTCTTGTAAAATCGGCAGTTCCGACAGATTTCATATTTGTCATAGCCGAAGCCAACCGGTTTACACCGTTAGCCATGCCAGTTATTGAGCCAGTATTTACAGCACCAAGTGATGCAGATAACCGTCCTAACTTATTGCACAAATTATCAATGGCATTGCTCGCTGTCTTTGCTTGCGCCCCTATTTTAATTTCAAGGTTATCAATATTCGCCAATCATTTCACCAACTTTCGTATAACAAAAAAGACGGCAACCACATTAGCTACCGTCTGTATTTTTTTTTCGATGTGCTATGTCAAAATTAGCTTTCATTGTCTGCATTTTCAAAACAAATGCTTCTCTTTGCTTTTTAAGTTCCTCTTCTGACATTTCACCATCATCATCTTTTTTGCTAAGCAAAGGATGTTCCAAGTATTCAGTTTTTGCTTCTCGACCATTAACGCAATGATCTATGGCAAATGAAAAAGCGGATATTCCGTAAGTGCCAAACCATAACCACATATCGCTATCTTGCCGTTCTCTTTGAAGATTAAAGCCGTCAAAGCATCTTTTCAACATGATAGGTGTCATATGTTTAAACTGTTCAACACTAATTCCAATCGAAAATGCTCTAGGAAATATGTCATCCCATATTATTTCGTGGAATCCTTTTTCTTGTGATCCTGCGGAACTTTTTTCGGTTTCTCCTGTGTCTCCGGATACATCTCCGCAATCATGTCGTTCAGTCCGGACAGGTCGAAAAAACCATCTTCTTTCATCCACTCCTGGATATCTTTGAATAATTTTGCGTAAGAAATTTTGTTCTCGCGCATATATCCGCGCATGATTTCAACAGTCTCTTTCTCTGTTTTCGGATTATGCTCAAGCAGACCTGCGAAAAATGCAATTCTACATGTTTCCGGCATGTCAGCGACCTGTTTCGCAGCACCATCAAGCATATTTTTCACGGTTACTTCTTCATCAAGGTCTTTCATATCTTCTGCAACATAAGACATGGTCATAATCTTGAACATTCTGTTCACAAGATTTTTGCACTCTGCTGCCGCAAAAGTAAACTCTAATTTATATTCGTTACCATTAACTGTAATTGTTTTCATATTTATTTCCTTTCCCACCTATTTTTTTATAGGGAAAGGGGCAGTCCGAAAACCGCCCCTTAACTTTTATCGCATAGTCAAATCGTAATCGGCTGTAGGTTCGGCATAGCCATTCAAATCAGCCGTTTCCATTGAATGGCTAGTTATTCCCCCGGTGTCGGTTCTACAACTGTATCGCTTCCAATCATTTCCTCAACAATAAGATTTATTGTCATAGTCAGCAAACTGTTCTGTTCTTTTGATGAAATCGGAAGTTTTGACGGTGGCTGTGCTACGACATATTCAGCCTTTTCGAATCCCGGTGTAATGGTCTGGAACCACATTCTTTTACCACCGGTTAACGCCTGATAGTCAGAAATTACCTTTTCCCACTGTGCAATTGTTTCATTAGTTTTATTTACTTCTACTGCCATTGTGTCAGAAACAGTGTCACGTCCAGCAATGTTTCTGGTCTGCTTATCCTCTAAAGCAGACGCATCAATAGATTCCGGTTCTACCGTAACTTCTCCAATGTTATTGATACGCGTCAATAAAGTAAAAGCAGTCGGTTTTGTTCCGGCTGTTGTTTCAACACCATATGCAAATCTAATGCCAAGTGCGCTTACTCCTGCTGTTGCCATGTTTGCTTACCTCCTAAAGTGTAAAAAAATAAGAGCCATAGGCTCTCTAAATCAATCTGTCATTAGCACCGATTATCCTTTGGAATCGTGCTGTTTTTCTGTAGGTTTCCCCGTTATATTCAAAGTCAGGCATTGACTGAACCGTGAAAGACATCTGTTTAAATATGCTCGCAACAGTAGACATTACCCGGTTCACGTCCGCTCTGCTTGTGTTTGTAGTAACATCAACCTGTATGGTTTCAAGCACCGCATTAATGCTTTTTCCCTCAAGGTCTGCGCCACGCTCATAGCCAGACAATTCTTGAATATATACGGTCGGAAAAACTGCTTTTCCATTGGTTTTTCCTTTGTCAGTGACAAATATGTCCGGGTATTTACTTTTCAATTCTGCCAACGTTTTTGATTTTACGATAGAAAATATCGTTGTGCCTAAATCAAAAGCCCATTGATTATCTGTAACCATTATCCGAACACCTCTTTTGCTACTTCAACAACAATTCTTTGTAATTCAAGTGATGTATTGTACATAAAAGGTCTGCTAGGCATACCTTCTGTGAAATACCACTTTCCATCATCGCCAGGATAAAACCACCCGTATCGCCCATCTGCAAGCTGTCTGATTGTTTTACCACTTGCATACTGCCAAGATACTCCGTCTGGTAATTTACCCGGATAAGGAGATTCGGAACCAATAATTCCAGTTCCAAACTCAACAAATAATGCATGATCAGTACCGGCAACAACCGCCCAGACAGAGCCACCATCAACCTGTCCTTTGTATTCAGAATGAATACTATTGAACAATTCCGCTGTAAACACTGCGTCAAGGTCATACACTTGTGCTCTGGCAATTTCTACGCCACGCTCAGCCAGTTTCTGTGCCAGTAGGTTACATTTATACTCTAAGCTGTTTTGATAGTCTCTAAGCTGTTTTATTGCGTTCTGTATGGATTTTTCCGATAATGTCATTGAAATCACTTTTTTTGCCATAAGAAACCTACTTTACATTTTTTTGTAAAAGGAACAAATCTACGGTCAATCCCTCGTCTGCAACTCCTTTTACAATGTAGTCTGCCGTGTTTACATCTACTAATCCGTCCGCATCTCTGCCGACATTTGATTTTTTCCAGATGTAGTCACCGGACTTAATTGGCAAATATCCTTTGTTCGTAACAATCTGGCAGTATGATGAACTATCATCAATACCGAACTCTTTTACAAGCACTTCGCTCAGCTTGTTACTGATATTTGCGGAAAAAGTAACTGGCTCAGAAAAGCCAGTTTTTTCTTCGATGTTCTGAGGAATCTTATTTCCATCATCATCAAGATAATAGATTTTGTTTCCGTCAGAATCCGTATAGGATGTGTAGATGATGTTTCCATCATCGTCACGGTCGTATACAGTGAAACGCTGTCCTTGCAACGAATACTGCATACGCTGTTTATTAATATCAAGCATTTGTATCAGAACCCTTTTTAGCCTGTTTGTATATCTGATTTACTCCTGTGCTTGCCAGGCCGGACATAATACCTACCGCGATCGCATTAAGCACGTCATGTGCCGGATAATCCGGAATGATATACATGCCAACTACACCAAGAATACCACCAGCAATGCCAACGATAACCGGGATGTAATTATCCTTTACTTTCGGGAACAATTTTGCTCCAACACCAATTAAATAAGTAATAACAACAATCGCAACGACTGTTGAAACCTGTGAAATATCCATTTTATTTTCCTGCTTTCTTTAAATGTAACTCCTCAATTTCCTGTTTCATTTTTGTCACCATTCCATTTCCACCGAGCGAGTGATATACATCGTACATGTCATTGAAATTATCATACGCATATGACGGTATTTCGCCTAACTCCATATACTTGTCATGATATTCAATGAGTTGTACTCTAAGCAAAAGCATTGTTCCCCTGCTATTCTTTTCACGCAATTCTTTTTCGGCTTCAATTCTGGCATCACGTTCTTCTTTGTCGATTTTTTTCTGCTTTTTCTGTTCTTTCAACAGCCAGACAATATACCCAAGAAGAGCCGCTAAAATAACAGGCAGAGCTATCATATATGTTTGATAAAAAAACTCACTCATGTTATCTCCTGTAAAAACTTTGCATACCGCCCACCGCCACTAATACTGTATGCCCCTGCTACCGTTGGTAACGCTCAATCTTCTATATTGCTTTTACATACGGGAAAATTCCCGCAAATAAATCGTCGCGACTTATCCAGTTTCTGCTTACTCCGTTCTCTGTATATGACTGCATATAAGCTTCGCCCGCCTGTGAACAATCGTAAACAACAATGTTGATAATGTTGTTTTCGTATTTCTTCAAATCTGCATATATCTGTTCTTCCGTGTAGCTTGCCGGATAATTACGGCGTTGTGTAATCTCTGTGTTTACCTGCTCAATAAGCTGCTCAATCAGAGGATTCTTTTCTGGCTGGTCAAACTCAACCTCGCCAGATTCATTCATATGGTATTGCCCAATCCGTATTTTGATTTTCTGCAAAGTTGAATATGCCATGCTGCAACCTCCTACAGACCAAACAGATTAATCAGATACTCTTTCATTTCTGCCCCGGTCATAATGTCCGCATTTTCAACGCCAGTACCCATAACAATCTGACGCAGATCAGAAACGCTCATTCGGTTGATGTCTGTCTTTGTATATCTGGAATCAGAAGATGCCGGAGTATTAATCTCCGGCACTTCGTCACCTGCTTTATACCATTTCCCATTACGCTTCATTGTGTATTCTGCAATCATCAGCACACACCTCCTACGCAACTTTCATAACAACAACGCTGTCCATTCCCTCAAATGTAGGCAGACCAATCATGGATACAACACAATGTGTATTGATTGGATGGTTTGTAGCATATGTGTATACAGAAATACCAGTTTCAACAATAGACAGGTTTCCGTCTGTAAGGCTTCCACTTCTCTCTTCCGGTGTTTTTCCGAACACATAATCTCCAAGATAGATACCGCCAGACTGGCAAGATACAATACCTGTAGGAACAAAGTATTTTGTCTTATTGTCTGTCGGGTCGATATACAGTTTGTCGTATACCTCAATCTCGATGCCATATCCACGCAGATACTCAGTTACCTGTGACTGCTGCAAGCGAATACCGCCTTGATATGCAGTGATTCCGAGAACCTGTTTCTTTGTATCCTCTGCTTTCAGAACATATTCCCATGTTTCTGTATTCATGGTGAATCTGGTCAGCGAATAACCTGTTTTCTTTGCGAAATCACGTCTTGTCTGAATCAAATCATCTAACGGTGTTGCTGTCGCTGATGCGGACCATTTGTCGGTTTCACCTGCGGAAATATCAACAAAGTGGTCTTTCTTATGTGCCACACCCTCATCATCGGTGTAATCAATGTAATAACTCTTACCGCCGATTGTTACCGGTACTTTCGGAATACCGTCTGCCGGGGCAAGCAGATTCCAAATCTGTCTCTCTGGTACTGCTAATGCGCCCTCAATCAGAATCATAGGTTTTTTACTGATTTCTCTCAGAACATCGTTCGCAAGACTGGTGTTCTCGGAACTTCTGTAATTGTCATACATCTGTTCCTCTTCCTCAGTAACCATGTAAGATTCACGATAGAATGGCATGTTGTTCTGAATATCGGAGAAACCTCCAACATCTCTTAACTCTGCCTGTGCGTCAAAGTTAGATGCTTTTAAGGAAACTGGAAGTCCAGATTTTCCTTTAATGAATCTCAGATTTAATCCGTCCTGTTTTCTTGTTCCAAACTTCTGTCTACCAAGATATGGTGCAGAACCTAATGTTTTCTCATAGTTATCCCACATTACTCCCAGACTTCTGGCAGTAAACGCTTCGCTCAATGGTAATGCTGGCATTGTTTATACCTCTCTTTCATTAATCAAAAAAAGTAACTCGTGGCGTTGCAGCTTTCGCTTCATCCGTTACGGTTACTCCATTTGCTGTCACTTTTGTTTTGTCAATAGAACCCTGATATACATAGGTTCCGGGTGCATCTCCCATAGTTACATCTACATCTTCCAGAATGTAACCAATGCACTTTGCATCGTTGCTCGGATATGGTGTTCCTGCTTTTACAATTTTCTGGCCGTTACCGTCAGCCGCAGATACCATAGACTGAGGAACCACACAAGCAGCTCCCTCATAAGGAAAGTATTTTAAAATACCTTTACTTTGTGAAAAATCTCTTACAATAGGTTTTCCCATGATGTACCTCCTAAATCACATAATGATTTTTAGTTTCGGCAGATGCTGTTGCATTTCCAAATGAAATACTTTCTGCATTTAACACATCTGCTGTTTTTTCTTCGCCACTTCCACTTCCGCTGCCAGAACCGCCGCCTGGATTTGTGCTACCGTCAGCAATTTCTTTTTCTTTTGCCTGTGCGGAAGCTGTTTCTTTATCAGTGATAATTTTTCCAAGAGCTTCGTAATCCAGAGTGCCATCGTCTTTGACAACTTTTTTTGCCTGTTCTGCATCAATCTTGAAATTGGACATAGCCTGTTCACGCTGATTTCGGATTGCATTTTTTTTCTGCATGTCAGCAATGGTTTTGTTTGCTTCCTCTAATGCTTTGTTAGCCTTTTCGATCTCGGTGAGATTTCCTGCTTCCAGTTCATTAATTTTGGTCTGCAACTCGTCAGCCTTATCAGCTTTCGCTTTGAGTTCTGCCACTTTGTCCTTTTCCTTTTTGGTTTCGCCACTCACTTGGTTCAGATAATTTGTAATCTGCTCGTCTGTAGGCTCTGCAACGCCGATGGAAATAAGATTCTGTTTTGCCTGTTCTCTTGTCATAATTACCTCCGTTACTCACGCTTTTGTTATCGCAGGTCGCTCCTGCTGAGTTCTCCCATTTATCGCATGGGTGCATTTTTTGTAATTTTTTGTATCAAAAAAGCAACCACTATGAAGTAGTTGCTTCCTTAATTAATGTATTGATTTTATTTGTCACCCACGTTTTTGTGTTGCACGCATACTCCACTTCCATCTGAGCACCTGCACCGTTTGAAATGATGCTTGTCGGCTTAAAAGTAGTGAGTGATTTATACGCCTGTATTTGTGCTTCTGATAAGTCGGTTTCTATTGGTGTATTGAGATATGTCATTACTTTGATTGGATTTGATGCAATTAATGCTTTAAAAGCATCCATCCCGATAGTTCCGTTATCATAATTAAAATACAAATGCAGTTGACCATTATCCAGTAAAGAGTCAAATTGACCTATACCATTTCCATAAATATATTGATTGCACAAGATTTTTCTAGGTAAAACTAAATCACTCCATTTTATTCTTGTTGTATATGTTCCTTCTCTCAAATGTTCACTCCATTCTTCATCGCTACTTCCATCAAAAACACCTTTCCACACCCTCTGGATATATTTGCCTCTCGCAAAGTCAATCTCGTCCGCAATCCATGCCTGTCCGTCTGTGTCAGTGTATGTTATTCCAGATGTGCCGGACGGAACTGGAATCGCAGGGAGACCTGTTGGAGTTGTGATTGAGAGGGATTGCGCCGGATATTCGACTATTGAAATATCGTCTTTAATGTAAATATTGCCATCACCTGAATAATTAATGTAACACTTCGACACAATTTTGTTCGCATCAGAAATAACCTCTTGATAGCACCAAGTAGCAATCGGACCGCCTGTTGTTACGTTTTTTGTACCATCTGTGTATATAATAGCTAACCTCGGATTTACATTTTCTTCATCGCTTCTTAATGTCACAGAAAATTTATAACTTTTTCCGCTTTTAAATTCATCATATAAGAACACCTTTGACATAGTTAACAGTTGCAAGTTCGCTTGTCCGTAGTAACTACCATTTTCATGCTTATACATTTCTTCAAGTTTATTTGTATTTACATAATTCTTACTGGTCACTCCCATTTCCACGTCTTTCTGATATAGTGTGGGCACTCCTTCTGTGTATGGCTCATATTCTGTGACCTCAGTACCTTTTTCTATTTGAAAATCATAAAAACGCGCCATCCCCGTTTTTCCATTAGTATCATTTCCGCATCCATATAATGTTGCACTTTCAATTTTATTTAATGAAATAGCTGGTGTGATAATAATAGATAAAAAACGCTTTGCATAGTCACCCCATTTTTTCGAAGCTTGTGCAATTAGTTCACCATCACCACCAAAGAATGAAATACGACAAATATCCGTATTATTAAACTCACTTAAAGTCTGCTCTAATTCTATTTTTACAGATAAAACGTAATAACCATTTTTCAAAGTTGTGATTTGTGTAATATTTTCAATATTTTCAGCTCAACCCACTTCTTTATCTGGAATTTTTACTAAATTCTTACCTGTACCCAATTTCTGTCCAACACTCACTATCTCCTGTGGATATTCTGGACTAGGCGACGGTTTGCCGCCAGTGTAAGGTTCATATGGCTGATTTTCTTCTTCACACACCATAATGTTATCAATAGAGGAAGCCGCAGTAGATGCGCTTGACAAACCAATTTCAATATTAACATATTCAATCGTGGTTAAATCAACATTACCACCGTGAGAACTTGCGCCCACACCCCTAAAACTTATTTCTTTTCTTGTTCCATCTGCTAGTAAAATCGTACCATTTGCTCCAACACGTATTTTACTTTCGTTATAATATCTACATATTACATATATTTTCGAACCATCAACATTTTCGGTATCACATGAAAAATAAATTCTATCTTTTTTTGTCCACGGAACAATATCACTTGAAACCATATTAGTAGACAACTGGCAATTTTTAATGCTACTTAAATTCTTCCCTGTTGTCGTCTCCTGCAAACTCTTTCCATACAGCCTCAATCCTTGCAACGGCATTTCTGCACTGTCAGAGACTGATACAGGCTTTCCAGACTGTGAAGTAATACTTTCAACTATTACCGGTGCTTTTCCTCTTATTTGCTCATTTAATTTCTTTACAGATGCATCTAATTCTGTATAGGTATCTGGTATGGATGCTAATACTTCTGTACCTTTGTTTTGTACGTTATTTACCTGTGTTGTTCCTGCACTGTTTACATTTGAAACTTGATTGTTTCCAACCGTCTGAATCTGATTTGTAACTTCTGCCATTTTTGCAGATGCAGTGCTGTTCAATTCAGAAATCAACTGTGTATACAGGTCAGATGCACTCTGTTCTTCTGATGCAGACATATCTGAAGATAATCCAATCAGACATTTTCCGATCGCAATCGTTGTATTCCATACATTCTGCTTCACACCGCTAGAATCGGTTTTGATTGCACACACAACAAACTGAACGTCACCCTTATATGCAGTAACTTTTGCTGATAATTCCCATGAAAAAGTGATATATCCATCCGATGTGGTTTTAACATCCGTAACGTGGTATCGGTCTTTGCCCTCTTCCTTATTGCTTGCATTTTGAAACACTACAAACAATTCCAGTTTTGACAGGTCAATATTGTTTCCGACAATCTTAGGGCAATGGAAATATTTCCTCTCTGCTCTTTGGTCAGTCTCGACACCTAAAATAATCTCAGAATCCGGGATACTGATTTCTCGTGTTTCTGGGTCTATTTCCAGTACGTCATTTACTGGTTGTGCCGCCATATGCGATTCTGCTTCGTTTAGTAATTCTTCTATACTTGGCATGTGTATTTACCTCATGTCTGGTCAACGAATAACTTATTTGTCGATACAAGCTGTCCGTTTCTCTTTCCGTAAATCTGGATGCTGAAAAACTTTCCATTGGTCACAGAACCTGGAATCGCAACCTTGCCATTCACAACCCTGTTTGTTTCTGCTCCGTTTGAATCTCTCATGCACACGACTTTTGCCATACCAGCCCAACTCGCATCAAACGAAAAAACAAGATTCAGCCAGTTATCTGTTCCGCTTGCAATTCCTGTGAAATCGCATTCAGTTTCTTTTTCTATCGTCTGACCAGAAACTTTAAATCTCAAATCTCTCATTTATAGCCACCTAAAAATAGCCACCGCTATTCTGCGATGGCGTTTTTATTATTCAACTGTTGCATCAACTCTTGTGCTTTCTTTTCCTGTGCGGCAACATCATCAATCGTCTGCCACAGGTTATCCAGATACGGTTTTGAAAGCAAGAATGTTTTTTCTGCATCGCCCCAGAGACCTACTGTCTTGATTGCCACGAGCGGATGCACACCACACTGTAACAGTTGTAAAAGGGTCTGGGACTTCGTATACATGTTATCCTGTGGACTATGGTTAATCTGTACTGTAAAATCTCTAAGAGACAGGTTTAAGTCCTTTTCATATATGCGAATCACATTCAGAACCACTTTTGCCAGTCGCTTCTCTGCCGTAACAATCAGTGGGTCTTTCAGTTTTGCTCTTGTCTTGGAAAAATCCCAACCATTTCGCAACTCTACAGCACCTTGTGTATCTCCACCAGTGTTTCCTTGTTTTGACGGGATAGCAAGTATTGATAACGCATTGTCCCACAAATCATCCTTTGCTATCTGTGACTGTGACTGATCTAACTCTTGCGTAATAACATCAACATCAGCTTTGTTATCTTTATTGATGGATTTTACAACTAAAGCACAATTCATTTTCATTTTTTCAAATTGTTCTTCGTCAACTTCGCAATTAATAAATTTGTACCATGCTTGGATCAGCTGTTCCACTCCATCCATTCGATTAGATTGCATATTATTTATCGCATCTAAAAGATCAACCACAAGCTCAATATCTGAAATTCTTTCGTGATTGTTCGGATATTCAACAATCGGAATACCACCAAATCCATGTAATTTCCAATCAGATACGGCTCCGTTGATTATTTTGCACTCATGTGTACTGGAATAGCACAGCTTGTAATATTTCCCGTCAGCATCTTTCAACTCCTGTACTGCCAGTAACGGTTCTTCTGTACTCCTGTTGTAAATCACAAACGTATTCATCGGTGACGGTGCAACAATTCTAAACGGTACTTCTTCGCCCGGTGTTTTCTGCACTGCCTTAAAAGATGTCCCTGTTGCCGACTGCCATTCACCGGATTTTATGTCTTTTTCCTGTTTGTTTGCATCTTCCATATAGTCATTCAAGGTGTCTACGGCCTTATTTACGGCTTCTTCATCTTTACGGCTAATGTACTGCACCGGCTCGCCATGGGATTGTCCTGTTTTAAACTGGACAATCTCATACGCATGGTTTTCAACGATTTTATTTGTAATGTCGTCACGAACTTTTTTCACACGGTATCGTATCGGCTGATCTCCTTTGTAGTAATCCCACAGATACTTAATGATATGCTTATTCCAGTTAAATACACCGATGCAATTACCAACAACCTTTACGACATTGTCCTGTGTAATGGTTTCAACATCCGTATATGCAATTTTCCGTCCGTATTTTCCTTTTACAATGTCTTGAAGATGCAGTGTGTTCATGTGTTACCTCTTAATATCTCATACCGCTGCTACATGTTCTGCCTGGCAACGGTTTTATCTCTGATTGCCATGTGACCGGATCGTAAATAATCTGTTTTCTACAGTTACCACATCTGGAAATCACTTTCTGTTTGGATTTTCCATAATATTTGCCAACAACCGAATCACATTTAGGGCATTTAATTATTCTTTGTTCTCTCATAATGTTTCTTTCTAACAAAAAAGCACCACCGGTTAAGGTGATGCTTCTTCGTATTGGGGATATTTTTGAAAAAGAACTCATTGTCAATTTCTTCGATTGTAATTATATCATGTCAAGTTTTAAAACGTAAATATGAAAGATTATGCAAAACTATGCAACTTTGCGAATACTTTTTAAGAAAACTCTTTTTCAAACATAATTTCAAATTCTTTTAAGGCTTTACCGTGCATACTAAACACTTTTCTGATACTCCAACCAGTGTTTTTGGCAATATCCTCAAAAGTTCTCTTTCCGACATAACGCATAGACAGAATATCATAGTAATCCAGATTAACTGCCGCCATTTCATCAATCTGTTTAATGATTTTTTGTCTGCGGTCAACAAATTCATCTACCAAATCATCCGTTTCTCTTTCCAGGTCAACAATTTTCACTACTGAACTTCCAAGTCTGTCTTTATCAGATGATTTTTGCACACGATCACCGTCATTAGAAACCGTAATGCTACATGCCATCGTTTTTAATTGGTAAATTTCTGACAGTTTGTTTTTAATCATTCTGTCAAGCATGTCTACTTTTGTTAAATACTGTTTTGCTGTCATTTTTAATACCCCCTACGCATAAATGGATTTATTGCTGCTTCGGCTTTTGCTACTGTTCCGCTTCTCATTTCATTTTCAAATAATGAAATGCCATCCGGTGCGTCATCGTGTTTTACTTTTCCACTTCGTGTCATGGTTGTAAGTTCTTTCATAAATTTATAATATTGGCTTTGCCTATCCATTTTTCTGAAATCTCTAAAATAATAATCACGGATAATGTTATCTCTTGCATTTTCCATTCTGGTTATTTTGTTTGCGCAGTTAAATTTGAACCTTGCGCTACATCTACCACCTTGGTTTTTTACAGCTTCCATTACATCACGTCCAAAATATTCTCCGGCACTATTGCTTTCAAACGTAACCGTTTTTACATTGTGCTTGACAAGCATATTTGCACATTCTGGTTTCGTAAATTGCGTACCGGCATTATCAAACACCACATCCACAATATACACTTCATTTCCATATACATACCCAACCGGCATACAGCAACTATCTTCACCTTTATCAGCACTATCGCAAGCTGCCATTATTGCATCTGGCTCACGATCAACAGGAAGTTCTTCAAAATAATTCAATTCTTTTTCGGCAAACATTCTTCCTTTTGCTTCAAAAGGTTCTTGCTGGAACTCTGCCGCCCATGTTTCTTCCGTAACAAGTTTTCGTTCTTTTTGATAATATTCTGTGGTGAAAATCTTGCGGATTCCTTTTTTATCTTTACGGAATATTTCCCAGTTGCTCTTATCAGTTATCGGATCAAGTGCAGGAACCGCAACCTCTCTCCATTTCCAATCAAGCTCATCTGCTTTTACCTGTAATGCTGTAATCGGGTCGTACAAGCTATATTTCGTTCCCTGTATAATGATTGGTGTGCCCTCCAGTCTACGCCCAAGAACATCATCTGTAACTTTTTCGCACAAGAACTCTAATCTGTCCCTATTTCTTGCTTCCTCATGGTTTTTAACACAGTCATCGATGTATACAAGCACATTCGCTTCAGTACATCCAACAATAGCACCATCAATAGGCCGGCACGTAAATGTAGGAAATATGTTTTTGCTTTTTAAATCAATAGATAGATTTTCTGCACTTTTGTAGTCCTTTTCACCTATTTTTTTTGCTTCTGGAAATACACTGAGGAAACGTTGATATGTGCGATCTGTTTCAAAATCTTGTAAAAGACCACCGTAAAAACGCTTTACAAGTCCCTCGCCTTTACCGACACCAAAAATACTTCCGTCCGGGTCTCTACCGCCCATCATTTGTGCTAATTTCAGACCAGATGTTGTTTTTCCGGTTCTTTTTGGCTGTGATACAGACAGAAAATCCAATTTTCCATCGTAAACGTCTTGATATGCGGTAATTACCGGGTTCAGAACTTTTCTACGTGGAAAATAAAACCTTTTATATGGGTCTCTCTCGTCAATTTCCATGTAGTAGAAAAAGCTATCTACCAGATACGGTGCTTCCAGCCTTAAAACATCATAAAATTTGTTTAAAATCTTATATTCTGCATTACTTTCTGATCTGTACACTTCCAAATCCTGTATAGTACCGCCTTGGCTTTGAATTAAAACAGCATCATTTATTATGTTTTTTGTTTTTTTGGAAATTTCAAGTGCGTACTTTGAATCGTTATCCCTAAACATTCCGCACTTAATAGAATTTATATAGGCATCTATGACATTATACAATTCTCCGTCAGAAACAATCTTATTTATTCCTTTCTTTGAAATGTATTCATCATTTTTTTTGATTTGATTAACCAGTTCAAGACTAGCCAATAGAATACACCTCCACTTAAAAAGCAGAAGTGTATAAATGACTTCTGCCTATAACTTTTCTAGGTTAGCGTCATAAACCACTTATATGACGGTATTTTTAAAATTTATCCAGGAAAACATGCATTTACACATTCTGGATGCGCTTTTCTATATACTGATGCGTAATCATCAATCACATAATCTGCTCTTACTGAATATCTCTTGATATCATACTTTTCAGCCACTCCGTTTTCAATCCAACAACCTTTCCAGTCGTAGCATTCTTGTATACCAATAAACACATCGGCTTCTGAAAGCATATCAATAGATTTTGCAAGGAACCAAACACCTCTATTACAGTTTTCCGTTGGTTCTTCATCAATGTAGCTATCAATCAGTTCCAGCTCTTCTCCCTCGTAAATTTCTGCAATTTTCTTCATCTTCTGAATGCTTGATTTGATTTCTTCCTCTGTTCTTCCTTTCATCGGAATACTAACAAATAATTTTTTCATATTTTTTACTCCTTTAATGCCAGTCCGCCGTCGCATTCTACGGAATCTCTTTTAACCCAATTCACGCAACGCTGTGAGGGTGCGTGGGTGCAACGTATTTTCCCACCTCTGGCAGTTTGCTAATCTTCTTTAAACAATCCGTCCGGCAGTTCTTCGCCTTTTACAACCATGTTGAAATACTTATTGGCTGTCGGTAAGCTGATCCCAATTTCTTTAGCTGCTTTAGACATGCTCTTTGTACCTGTCAGAACTTCATCCAATCCTTTGTAGAATTTTTCTTTGTCAATCGGTCTTACTCCCTGTGCCATATTTTGTTTCTCCTCTTCTGGTCAATAATCGTTTGCATACACGCAACCAACATTCCAGCAACAAACGCAACAGCAGAAACATATATGCTCAATTCTCCTGTCTTGCATGCACAAAATGCTGTATTGGCAGTCCATACTGCTATTAAAAGATACTTTGCAATTATAAATTTCTTCATAATCTCCTCATTTCTTGATATGATTCACACACTCCAAAGGCTTATTCAGCCAAACGAATCACAGCTTTTTGTGTGTCATTTCCTAGCTGGATCGCCGTGCACATAGCTAACCAACCTTGTTTTTGTGCGTTTCTTTTAGGTGGTGCACCCACCTTTGCTGACTCTTTTATGCCAACGTCAAACATACACGAAGCACTGAGACCATATATTGATTCGGTGTGGATTTGAACCACACATAACACGTCACTCCTCGCCATGTCAAGCCACTTGCTGTCAGCTATTTCGCTGTTAATAAGCAATGACGGACTCGAACCGTTAGACGTATCTATCTGCTATTAGAGTCTACCCATTCCTCCACGAATCAACAACCACGACATAACCGGTATTTTAGCGTGGTCAATGGAAAAGGTTGGAATTGAACCAACAATGTTTACCACGAGGGAACGGTTTTACAGACCGCTGTAGCACAACCAATAGCTACCTCTTTTCCGTGTGCATTTCTGCAAAAGCAGCATTTTTTTAATTCAAGTGGATTTCTGCCACCAACACTCTATCCGGTCGCTATCCGGAATATTTGAATGTAAGGACTTGCACCTTATTAGAGCCCATCTTCCAAGAATCGAACTTGTCTTGCTTGTATATCGCAAGGTCACCAGACATCTGGAATCGAACCAGACTAAGCACTTTGCCATTCAACACCTACGGTTGCCACCAACGTCTGACATTCATCTACCAGCATTACCACTTGCAAGGCTTTGAACATTGGTCAATCTGAATGGGTGGTGTAGCGTCTCCAACCCATATCGGAATTGCTTTTGTCGCTACATTTGATACAATTCCATGCGGACTTCGTATTTTACCGCTTACGGCTTCTACCGTAAGTTAGCGCAGATAATAGGACTTGAACCTATACACCGTTTTATCGGCTACTGACTGTTTAGCAAACAGCTTCCTTGCCAGTTAGGATTATATCTGCAAAATCGGAATGGTAGGATTCGAACCTACGACCAACTGTGTATAAGACAGGTGCGCTAACCAACTGCGCTACATTCCGATACCGGGCAAATTTATTTTAGCCCGGTACAACACATATCAACAGAAAGGATTGAACTCTATGAAAAGTCCAATGGCTGCAACAGGACTTGAACCTGTTCCTCCAAATGTGCGCGCTGTGTGCTTTCCGTTACACCATGCAGCCTTGTTTGCATACATTTCAGTGCGGTATGCAAGCGCACGATAAGAGGTGTAAAAATAGGGATGCCACTCATGCCATCTGTCCGATGGCTAATCCCTACACAACATTTGACCGCTATGTAGGGCATATCTTTTATAACAAGGAGAAATAAATATATGGGATTTTCGGATATACATCCCAAACTAGGGTAATCGGAATCGAACCGATGACCACGGAGTCAAAATCCGTTGCGCTACCACTGCGCCATACCCCACTAGCAAAATAATATGTATGCCGCATTAAATGCAGAAATCACTGTCAAAGTTACCAACAAGAAAAATCCATTGTTTTTTTCGTTAGAATCACTTGCTGCTCCGGTGCCAATTAGCATCAGCAGACAAATTACTATGTTTGCGATAATCAAAAAGCATCTAATCATAATCTCTGCCCTCCCAGTCTGGACATTCATGGAGATAATCTATAAAGTCAGCGCAGTAATCACTATTATCGTTTACACAAATCCAATCATCCTCTTGATCGGTTCTTGCAAACCTGCAATTACCACAATATTTTTCACCATCTGCCATTTTTAAAGTCCTCCATCTCTTTTACGCTCATGCCTACAATTCCAGCTGAACCGTCAGAATCTGTATGTTTGAAAAACTCACCGTTCTGCGGCCACATGTAGCGGAACATCGCATAATTTGCCAAATCCAGAAGATACTCTGTGTTCTTTGTCTCTTTGAACTTCTCAAGACATTTTTCAATGCATCCCAGAGCGTCTACGTTTCCGGTAGAGAAGTTTTTGCTCGCCTTACCGTATTTGTAATATGACTGGCAAACAAGAGCTTTTCTTTTGTCATCAAACGTTTTTGAATAATCCGTCTTTAGTATTTCATCAGTCACCGACATTTTCTCTATCCTCCCGGTGTTTTATCTGGCACGATACCATTTGACGGATATTTGACCGTTCTACGTTGATTCCATGCCCTTGTCTGCATAATTCACAGGTGAGTATCAATCCGCACTGTGAACATTCATCAGTTATTCTTCTTCCGGACAATGTTACCATCAGATATCTCCTTTTTTGCGATGCAATGATTTTTCTGAATCAAATCCATCCGGGTAACGCTCCCACAGCTTTTTATTGTTCACAATCGCAATTTCCTCAAGTGTGGTTCCTAAAGATTCAGCTATCAGTGCCAGATAGTACAGAACATCGCCGCACTCTTTGATGTAATGTTCACGGTCAAATGGATGCCCCTGAAACAGCTGTTTTTTCATCAGATCTACCATTTCGCCAGATTCTCCGGCCGCACCTAATACTCCGTTCAGCAACATATTCTCGTTATTCGCTTTGCAGATATCACTAGCTGTTCTCATTACTCCTGTCTGGTATTCGTTGAATGTCATTTCTTTACACCTCATTTCCTGATGCATATACCCACGGTTCTTACAATCGCATCAATAATGACTATTACCAGAAACCATGTCGGTAAATTTAATGTCGCAAATAAGTAAATCATCAAAATGTCTATTAACATGACATATCCTCCTGTTTGAAAAGGTCTTTTTGTTTTTGTCGGAACTTTTGGGACTTAGTAGGGCGGTTTTTCTTGGTTTCTCCAACCCCCTCCCCGGTCTTTTCTTCCTGATCTGGGCAACCAATCCGCAATTGTGTAATATTTAAAAACAATTCATGCAATTCTTTTTTAATCCGTTCAACTATTCGCAAAAGCTCAGTTATGCGAAGAGTTGAAAACGCTTGATAGCTTGCAACCCCTTGTATTTACTGGGTTTCTAAATTGTGTATGATTTCACACAATTCAAAACGCTATCGCTATTGGTTATTCTCTTCCAATTGTGTTCTATTATCACACAATTCAACGGGCTTTGTCTGTCCAAGGATTGGCAGCTCTTCGACTTCTTGTGCCATTGGCTGCGTGTCTGCCTGTACTGGTGCGGTCTCTGCCATGCCGTCAACAGCTTTACAAAGAAATATATACCCTACGTTCCCAGCCGCCGCGCCTTTATAGCGTCCGAGCTTGCATTCTTCTTGCCACTTTTTGACCGTGTCCGAGCGAAATAGACTTAATTTCTCACAATAATCATCTTTTCTATGTTCTCCTCTCATCCATGTATACAGTGTATCTCTTGATATGCCAATTAATAAAGCATATTCTTCTATCGTTGGCTTTTGATTATACTTATATACAAGATCTGTGTATATTTCCCAGATGTCATTTAGTAAATCGATATCGCCATACATAGACTTATTTTTATAAAATCCCATATTGCGATTTATATATTTTATCATTCCTGTAAATTGGCTAGAGTTCTGTTTGTACAGTTCATCTGTATCTCTTAAACTGCTTTCGTATTCATCCGCATACATGTATATGTCGTTTGTATATACTTCTGCATTGCCTGCCTGTACTGTGTTCATGCTCTCATCGCCTTTCCCTGGATAAATAAAAAACGCCCGCAGATCTGTAAAAGACCTGTGAGCGAATTAAATTCTTTTTGCCGTCCCTGCTCTGTTCGTTTCCCCGCCAATGCTTTACCCATAAACGGCAGCTTGGAGCACTCTAACGGGGGCTACTTGAATTTTCTAAGATCAAGATAGCATTTATTTTTTAAACTGTCAATAACTTTTTATTATCACTACTCATAGTTATTATTGTATACAATATACGCGCTTATTATAAATATATATAATATAAATATATCCCATTGTTTAATATAAAATAATAAAAAAACAGGGTTAATAGATAAAATATACTGTGTAGGAATAGGGGTTAAAAGATAGGTATTGGATAAGATAGGGGTGTGGGGAAAGAAAAGGAAAAGGAAAGATATTGGGGAAAGGGGTATAAATTTTCACCTGGCAACCAAATGGCAACCGTCTGGCAACCAAATGGCAACCAAGGCAAAAATCATATTAAAAACACGCATTTTCAGTCATAAAACATTTATTTTTAACCACCTTTTTCCGCTTTTAACGCAAAATTTTATACACTTGCCCGGGCGTGTCTATTAGTGTGTCCGCTGGTGTATCCGTTAATGTGTCCGACCGTGTACAACCTAAAAATATAATAGCTTCGCAAAGTCGCACAAATAAAGGCTTTGCGCGTGTTCGACAGGTGTATCGGTTTCAGTTCGCTTTTTGTTCGCAATCTGTTTCATGCGGTCTGATCTGGGCAAAAAAAAGACGGTCATTTCTGACCGCCTTTTTTTTTTATTCTTCGACAATATCTAGCACAGTTTCGATATTATCTACAGCGTAGTACTCCGGCTCTGCAAAATACGGAGTCTTTTTAATGCTATAATATCCACCGGCAGACTTTGAAATTTCAAAATCCGCATCAGTTAAGCACATTTCAATTTCTGTTCCGTCCTCGTTCCACTCTACCGGATGCCCTGCTTTTTCTAGGGCATCAAATAATTTTTCTAAATTAGCACTTCCAATTTTCATTTTTCCCTCCTACCAGTGCAACTCAAAAATTGTTTCGCTGTACTTGCTATTTTTGTGTACTCTGTATTTTAAATTTACAGAATAATCACATGCTTTGTTGAATCGAAAAATTTCCGGCTCTGTCGTTATCCAGTATCTTTCACCGTCCACGATGCCGCATATATCGCCCTCGTTGTCAACGGTCAGATCGCACGCTATTAACTTCTCGTGCAATTCTTTATATTCTTTCAGGCAATAATAAGCGCATGGCTCCCTGAACCCTTTCATAATCTCATCATTTGTTATTTTAATCAATTTCATGTTTTTTCTCCTTTTCTGTTGCTGATTTATTTGTTGAAATTATAATAACATATGTGCGTTATAAAGTCAACAAATATATGTGCGTTATTTTAAAATTTTTTCGAGTTCATCCAATTTTGCGATCACTGTATCACGTATAAAAGCGGAATTAGATTTTTCCAACCCCAACGCCTCGATACGTTCTTTTGTTCCTTTTGGGAATACAATATTTAACCTGTAGTTGTTTTTCTCATATCTTCTTACAGCTTCTTTCTGCGCTTCTGTTGCCATTTTTCACACTCCTTTTCCATTTATATATGAAATAATAACATATGTGCGTTATAAAGTCAATGAATATATGTGCGTTATGCAATTCGCACAATCTCAGCACATTTATATGTGCGTTATTTTGTGCATTATTCCATCTATACTTTTGTGTATATGTGCGTTATAATATAACCAAGTTAAGAAACACGAAACAAACAGATCACAGGAGGAAAAGGAAATGACAAAACAAAGATTTGTTGAGCTTTTCAAGCTCTTGAACAGAGAATGCAGAAAATACGATGATGATTGCAGCACTTGCCCGTATTCGGCAGAGTGTGACGAATATAGCCATTGTGGCGACTTGGACGAGTACAACGACATGTGCCACGACTGTAAAAAGTGGATGAATGGCTGCGAGGGAACCACAAACAGAATATACACAGGTTGTATATATCGGGAAATCTAAAACAGTCGAAACCGCCGCCCGGCGGTCTGTAGGAACTGCCCCACCTGCACCGATGAGACAGGGCACAAAATAGAAAGGATGGTTGACATTATGAGAAACGAAACAGCAGCGCAGAAAGAAAAAAGAATATTTGAATTTTATAAAAATGACCTTGAAAGGGTCGGGGAGAAAATGGGGCAGGTTAGAATGATTGTAATTGAATACGTTTGTAACTTTCCCAAAATTAACCCGTACAAAATGGCAGCTTCACTTGTTTCTGACGGGTTCAAAGTGGTTTTTGATGATTCCAGTATAAGTCAGAAAGAAAACGAAAAAAAGCAGAAAGCAGTTGAAAAGCTAACAGCATAGTCGAAACGCCCGCAAGGGCGTCCGCAACGATTCGCCCCGTTGCGCTGATGATGACAGGCGGGAAAGGTTGAAAAAATGAGCAGAGAAGAACGTCACAGCTTGGAAAGCATTGTATTTGCTTATTTTGTCGGGGAAATTGGAATGGAGCCGATAAGAGCAAGAAAAACAGTTGAAAATATGACAGATGCAGAAATCGAAATTTTTTTTGAATAATGGAGGATATGAAAATGGGAAAAATAAATATTGATATGTGGCATGGAGACAAGCCGGAACAGGTGACAGGATTAAGCATATATTTTAATGATTTAGGCGGGTTTTATTCCGGCAATCTTCGCATTTTTGAAAAAATTGTTGGTGATTATTATTCCGAAAGCGTGCAAGACATAGAAAAAGCATTTCCACACCTTGCTAAACATATTGAAAACTGTTTGAATTAGCCGCCGCAGAGAATGCCCGCCGGATCACTACCGGCGGCGGTTTTATAAAATTAAAAAGGGGGAAAAGGAAATGAAAGAAATTAACTATATTTTGCACTTAAAAGACGGGAACAGACTTGTAACCGAAGCCGAAGCAATCCAGGAAGCGGAAAGACAGGAGAAAGCCGGAACGGTCCCGCGCTATGCGTGGCGGGATTATAAAACAGGCGAGCCGATCACGCCGCCTGGTTGGCTTGTGTGGTCAACGTATGCGGACGGTTGCGGGGTCGTTTATCGCAGATCAGACGGGAAAATGGTACTTGTCGCAGGTTGGCAAGGGGATTTTACTTGCATTTAGCCGGATTTATTCCGGCTTTTTGTCGTGCCGTCAATGGTTATTTTGCCCGGTTCGATTCCGGCGGGCGGTCTTTTTGGCATCCCGTGGCTATATGCTGCACGGTGAATTTTTGGCGCATTTATGCGTTCCGTAGCTGTCAGCGGTAAAAAATGGCGGTTCGTGTGTGTTTCTGCATCCGGCACACGGTTATAAAAAAGATCAGATGCAGCGCAACGGCGACCGCGTTAGAATCGCACCGGCTCAAGACAAGCAATGCCGGTTATAATTGTGCTTGCGTTTTGGTGCTGGCGTGCCACCAAATAAAAACAGATCACGCCCGGAACGCTGACCGCATCCAGCAAAAATCAAAATAATAGCCGTTGCAAATTTCCCTTTTTGAAAAAACAACGGTTTATTTGTAGAACCTTGAAAAATAAATAAAAGTGGCTTTATTAAGTGCACAAAAAAAACAGGAGGTAAAAGCATGTCAGAATTTAAAATTGAAAAATGCACGTTTTGCGGTGAAAAAGGCGCGCAGGTTATCCAGATCAGAAGCGGGCGCGAAGTTGTGCGGCAGTTTGTCCCGGCTGATTGCTTGCGTGATTTCTGCGCACAGATTGGGGAGCCAGAACTGTATACAAAATACATTAGCTTGCCGGATTGACTCCGGCTTGTCTGTTACGGTATACTATTGACAACTAGATACTAACTGCAACGGTGGCGGCGCGTGACATGCGCGCCAGGTCGCTAAATTGTCAGAATTATTTCAAATTGTCAGAAAATAACGAATCCGTTTTTAAATCCGGTCAAAATCGTGACGAGATTTCAAGATTTGTCGATCTGGTTTTTCAGCCTGAAAATCGGTACCCCGGGGGGTATCAAAATCAACTAGGACATTCCGCGGCACTTGTGATTTTGAAAAAAATTTCTGTGAAAATCTCGCAAAAATCAAACCGAAAAATCGAAATTTGCAATTTTGAAATCCTTGCTCAAAATTCAGACCCAGGGAGGCTTAAAATTTTGCTAGACCATTTTTGACAGATTCCATCGTAAACAAAATTGCTTTGCTTGCGTATGTGCTTACACTTAGTTCTTCCAGTAGCCTTTCCCTTGTCATTCCCGGATTTGTCTTGTGTATATATTCCAGTAGTTCATCAATTTTATTCATTATGCAACTCCTGTCTGCATATTTGCCATTAATTCATCAAGAAGATATATCAAGTCCGTACCGTACAGACTTATCCAGTCCGCAAGGTACTCTTCCTGTTCAATAGGAATGGATATGTTATGTGAAAAGCAGAAACAATGGCATAATTCGTGAGCCAATATTTTACGCAAATAGCCATTTTTAGGAATATCTGATAAATATACCGTCTTGTCGTTCCAATCGCTCACAGCAAGGCTATGAGAGCCGTCAGAGCGCATTAAATGTTCACTATTCCCATTCACAAATAATATTCTCCAAAGTATACCGTTTATTTCAAACATAATTACCTCCAAAAATAGCCGGAGAACTGAATCCCCGGCTATCGCATTTTACATCTTAGACACCAGTGTAGACATCTTTGCTTTAATCATAGACCGTTCTTCCGGTGTCATATCGCCAAGCATGTCTGTTACGTCCTCGCTCAAGTCTTTCATGTATTTTTCCAGATCACGCATCTTTGCTTCTTTGTCATGTTGTGTATTTGCCCGGTGAAGCTCTTTGCTCTCCATGTATGTCTTACGGCTCATGCCACTTCTACCCTCTCTGGAATCACGCATAGCACTGTCAGAAATGCGTGATGGTTCAGAATAGTACATTCGGCCTATTCTGTCTCTATCCATATCACGTCCATCAGTCCAATCATGGTACATTTCCGGAGTCATGTGCCAGTATGGCATTTCCTCATATCCTCTGCGCGTTCCTCTTCCTTTAGGTGCGAAACGTCCGTTTGCATATCGGTAATTGTCGTAAAATCTTCTACCACCATCGCCGTATCTACCGAACATTTCCATGATCTCATCTGTTTCAGATTCATCCATTGCTTTGGTTAGCGTTCTGTAATACATGGCTTCCGCAAGGTCTTTGAGCATATCTGTTACCTGCCCCATCTCTACCGGGTCAACATTCTCTATCCCTTTGTTGAACTCACTTTCAGCGCACTCTGCAATTTTCTCAATCATGCAATGCATTCTTTTAATATCCATAACTCTACGCCTCCCTTGTTACAACTAAGTTAGCGTTAGCTACGTCAATAGCAACACCACTGGTGTTCTCAACGGCGATGTTTACGCAACAGCCTTTCGGAACATCTACATAGATTCCAGTCGAAACATTATTGAACTGCGCCACTGCTGCCGGTGTAGAAATCATCTGTGAAGAAAGAACCGGTTCACCACTGATTGCGATTGCCAGAGAAATTTCTCCGGCCGTACCGCCAGTAGGAACGGCAATATTTGCAGAAAAATCTACAAAATATCTCGCCCGGCACTGATTTGTGATCCCTCTAAGCGTAACAATTCCAGAACCCTCTCTGTGTTGAATACAGTTAGACCCTTTAACTGCTGTGTTTGTGAAAACAACGTTCCCGTTAGCTGCCACATTTTGGCTAGAAACGGCTGTATATTCTGCCATTTAATTTACCTCCTAAATCAAAGTTAGGGGCAAACAACAGTCTGCCCCTTATTACTGTAAAACTGCTAAAGCAGACATAACCTTGGATAAATCTTGGTTAAGTTACTCTTATTCTGTTGTGCTTTTAGCATCCGCAACCAGTATTGCATCCGCAAGCATATCCATACGGAGATGGAACGGTGTATGCCGGAATCGGAGCCGGGTTCACAGCATTGATAATCTGCTGTGTCTGAGCTGCCATCTGAGTTGTAAGCAGTGCGCTCTGACGATCCTGTGAAGCTGCTCTGCGAAGATCATTATTTTCTGCCTGTAAGGAAGAAATTTTTTCATTGCAGAGATAGTCCAAAATTGCTCTAGTCCCTGCGTTCTGGCTCTCAATGATATCTCTTGTATTTGTGTTCATGGTGTTTTGTAACGCACATGTGTTTGTTGCCATGTTGTAATTTACACCTTGGATAGCTTCTCTTGTCTCGCAGCAACAGTTAGCTAACTGAGACTGTAATGCATTTGTGTTCTGCATATTAGCAACAGTATCAGCATTAATAGCCTGCTGAATGCCATAACCAGTCTGCATGATATTTGTGTTAATACCATTAAAGCCTGTGAGCATACTGTTGTTCATTGCATAAAAACCGTCACAAAGTCCGTTGGAAATGCCGTCTAACTTGCTGATAACTGCGGAATTGTCAAATCCTCTTTGTATATCAGCCTGTGTGGCTGCCGTAGCAACATAACCACCACCGTTATTACCGCCAAATCCACCTAATCCGTTGTTTCCCCATCCAAAAAGCAACGCGAACACGACTATGATCCATAACCATCCCCCGTCGCCCCATGCGCCACCGTCAGAATAACCGCCGGTAGCCGGCATAACAGGCATGGTAAAAGGCGTATTGTTTGAGTTAAACATAGTTTTACCTCCGAAAATTTTATTCATAAAGATGTCACCCAGGAATTGTATACAAACATCTATTATGCCATTAATTATTAAACTTGCTTTTGATCTGATTTATTACATCGTCTGCATTCAGACCTTTTTCCTTACACAAATTTCGTGCCATTTGCTCAATTCCTTGCATATCGCCTTTTTGAGCCATTTCTATTGTATTCTTCATTAAGGGATTTCTCATAACCTGATTATTTCCCATCATCTGTTGTAAAAATTGCTGTGGGTTTCCGTTTTTCATCATCTGGAAAATATTTAATGGGTTCATTCTGCACCGTCCTTTTTTGTTCAAAATTTCAAAAAATATTGAACTATCAAATTTTTTAGTCTAATATTTCAACTTTTTTTAGACTATACACCAACTACATTTCAACTAATATACCAACTAAGTTGTGCTATTCTTTGATTTTGTTGTTCTATTAGTTGGTGTATCGCAAATTTTTTGCTCCAACTTGCAAATTTCACTTACAAGTTCGTTTATCTTTTCATCAAATCCGCTTCTGACATCTTCTAGTGCTTCTAAAACCGTTTTTTCTTTATCGTTTGATAAGTTGTTAGACTGTTCGTTTAAAGCTGGCTTAAACACGACTGTACGGATTGTACCGTCAGCATTCCACTGTTTAGCATAAATTTCCGACATGTCCTGTTTTGGAAATATTGCAACACTTCCGTCCATTGGAACATCGTTTGCATTAATTACATCAACCGATGGAACAATTTTTCCATTTATGAAAGTCGATTGTGACTGCTGGACCGGTTGCATTTGCTGTTGAAACTGCTGCTGTGGTTCGAATCTCTGCTGTTGGTATTGGTTTCCGCCATAATTCCCATATTGGAAATATGGCTGTATCTGCGGATTGTATATGCTATTCGGATACTGGTTGTTCATCTGCATTCTGCTTTTCCCCCTCTAAAACTTCCTCGATCGCATGTATCACAGAGGATTGTGTCTGCAAATCAAGCCTTTGCATCTCTTTTCTGTTAAAAATTTTCTCTAAAATTTCATCTGAAAACACATTGTCACCCTCTTTCTGATTAAATTTTTACATAAAAAACAAGCCGATACCATATCAGTATCGGCTCAAAAAAGTATCACATCACTTTTCTTATTTTCTCATTCATAGTTTTTGCTATACGTTTCACTGTAGCAATACTCACGTTCATTTCCTCAGCGCAAATCTCATAGCTACGCTCTTTATTTCTAAGCATAAACAATGTGCGCTGCTGGTCTGTGAAGTTAGCTTTAGCTAAAATGTAATCAATTTCATCTTTGGTAAAATCCGGCACTTTTATCATGGCAATACCTCCAGAAAATTTTTTGAGAAATTGACAAAAAGCACCCCTTATATTATATGCTCAGACATAAAAAAAGATGCCTAACGGCACCAACTTTTTTTCAACTGTATTAAGGCTATTTTCTTATGCTATTTTTTACACCAATTTTGTACCAATTTTTGTACCAATTTTTAAAAACGTACCAATTTTGTACCAATTAAAAGTTGAATTTAAACATTTTTGTAGATTTTTGTGAAGCTGTTAAATTTGCTTTATTTCCAGTATTTATGCTGTTTGTAGACTTATGTAGGCTTTTAAACAGAAAGTCGTTTTTGCGTTATTCCATAAGGAAATGATATGTTCAATTACTTCTCTTATGTGCTTTAAACCATTGATTTTACTGGATTTCGTGCTATTTAGTTATATAGTTTTGTACCAATTCCGTACCAATTACACCACTTTTAGGTAATTTTCCAGCTTCAAAATCTCCTTTTCGTTTGCTTCTTCTGTCGCATGGACGTAAAGGTTCATTGTTATTGTTATGCTCGAATGTCCAAGGATTACCTGTAATGTTTTTGGTCTTATTCCTGCTTCAATACACCTAGTGGCATAAGTGTGTCTCAGCGAATGCATAGAAAAAACATCCACGTTATATTTTTTACAATAAGCTTTCAATAACGTATTAAGTGAACTTCTAGTATTCAAAACACCATGCGTATTTAAAAAAATATTATTTTTATATTTCAAACTAATTACTTTTAATTTTGCATTTTTTTCTTTTTGTGCAACAAGCAACTTCTTTGCTTCTTCTGTCAGCGGAACAGCCCGTATACTTGTTTTCGATTTTGGTGTTCCGACTTTTATTTTTTTGTCTGTGTCCTGAAATAATGTTTTGTTTACGAATATTTTATTTTTTTCAAAATCAACATCATCCCACGTCAACGCAAGAATTTCACTAACCCTCATGCCGGTCTGTAACGCAAATGCAAAAAAATTGTAATTCGCAGTATTTTTTGATCTCTCAAGAAAATCTTTTTGCTCCTGCACCGTCAAAAATCTTATTTTGGGTTCTTCTTCCACTGGTATTTTTACACTTTTTGTTACCGGGTTAAAGGTTATAAAAGAATTTTCAACAGCGGATTCAAAAAAGCCATGCATCACTTCACGAACACATTGCATAGTATTCTTTTTCATCCCATTTTCCAACATAACCTCAAATACTTCGCTGCAATGAATTGGTTTGACATCTTTAATCAACATATCTCCTATTACTGGCTTTATATGTCTTAACCATCTTGTTAAATTTGCACTCTGCGTGTTTGGCTTCCAGAACGGTTTTTTTAATTTTTCGTACCAGTAATTAAACCACGATTCAACAGTGGGATTATCTCCACGCAGAACATTACCATGCTCCTTTTCAAACTGCATGTCTGATACCCATTTTCTACAATCCTGTAGTTTTTTAAAATTTTTAGAAATCCTTTTTCCGTTGCGATCAGTTACTCTACCCATGTAAAATCCATCGGTTCTTTGAGAAATACCTATTCCAAGTTCTTTTCCTTTTAGGCTTTTTCCCATTAGTCGCACCCCTTTCTTTAAAAGAAAAAGCCTTAATACAGTAATTTCATATTACTACATAAGGCTTTAAAAGTCTACATTTCCACATTTTCTGAAATGAATTTTTCAAACTCTTTTCTCTTTATCAATCTCTTATTTCCACACCAGATAACGTACTTACATCTGGGGTCATTTGTCATTTCTCTTAACCGGTTGACGCCAACATTGCTATAAGCTGCTGCTTCCTCAAGAGTTAATGTCACTTTTTCCCATATTGGCACTACCTTTTTTCTGTTCTCCATCTTCTCCACCTCTCATGTCGAATTTTACTTCTTTCTTCAAAATTGCAGTCACATCTTTCTGTGTAATATATCCGGTTGCCAGATAATCATTAATCAGTGCAATACATTCGTTTACAAAATTCCGAATCTGCTTCTTGCTGAACTTCTCAATCTCTTGCAATTCTGTACACACCATACAAATTGCAAGTGAACAGGCTAACGTAGCAGCTTGTGTGTAATCCATCATGTCTCTAGGGTTCTTTGGATGCTCAATGCCTGCAATCTGGTATCTTGTATTTCTTGGAATCTGCTTACACTCTGCATAAATATCAATATCCATTTTTTTCTTGCAATACAGAATCATGTGATCCACTTTAATCCCGGCTTGGTCGTTTTTTAACACGCAACTTCTAACCTGTTCATTCACACGGTTCAAACGTTTTATCCCAAAACCGAATTTGTCATGTAACACCCACAAAGAAATTTCTTTGATGTTCGTGTATGCCTGGCCAGACATTTTAGACATCCAGTTAATGCGATTCTGATAAGCACCGATAGCATCAATTTCTGACTGCATCCAGCCATAATTAGGTTTATTTTTTCTTTTCGCTCTTGTTAATTTGCTGCTCATACGTTCACCTTACCGCCATATCTTTTGTTCATTTCAACCCACTCTGCATATGCTTCTTTCCCAAATCTCTGAACGAATCTGGTTGCCATGCTCAGTTTTAATGGTTTTTCGACCTCGCCAATCTTTTCCAAACGGATTTCAATGTTCTCCGGCCTGTGCTCATTTGCCATATTTTTTGCTTTCAACGGAGAAATTCCAAATGTATCATTAAGCTCCGAAGAAGTTGCAGTTTCTAAAAATGTTTTCCCGTTCACAAAAACTTTGTATTGATTCATTAATTCCACCCCTTATCTAATCGTGTGCGCCAATCATTCGGCATAGGCACCGTAGTATCGTTATTTTGACCATATTCCGTTTTTTTATCTTCAAGCAAGGATTTTACCGAACATTCATTCTTATTCGCTATTTGAGCCGAATATGAGTTCTTAGACGTATTCTCAATCATTGTTTTGATGTCAGATGGCATTTTTGATATTTCTGCCGCCCTCTGTGCTTCTGCCCGGTACGCTCTCAAGAAATTTGATTGTATAACCGTTTCAACACTCTCAAGGTTCGTCTGTGACCAGTTTCTAAGGTTATCTGGTGTTCCGACAGCTTTTTGTACCAATGGTGGAAGTTTTGAGAACTCTTCCACCGCTCCGTAATACCCGTTCCGAATTGCCTTGCTGACTAATCCCCATGCTTCTGATTCATTTAGCTGAGCCGGTTCATTCGCAGTTTTGATTTTATCAACGATTTGACCAATGCTTGGTGCAAATCCAGAAGTATCAGACAGTATATATGCCCTTAATCCAGATTCCACTTGATAATATGAGTATTCAGAAAGTAACAAGTTCCAAGTGTTGATCGCAACAGTTTTATCCGATGGCTTATAATTCGGGTATGCAGCTTGTACCATCATCAGAATTTGTATTGTTTCATCTCTGGTCATTAAGATTCCCTCCATTCATCAAAAACTGTTTTGCTTTTTTCAGTTGAATTTTTGTTTCTTGACCGCTCCCATGTTCGAACCGCTGCTTTCCAGTCTTTCATTTTGTTTTTGCCTATCATCCACCCTTTTGATTCATAGAAATCAATAAAAAATTGTGCATCAATTCCATTTCCACGTTCTGAGCAGTACGATTCAACTTCTTCAACATTTGGGGGAATAAAGCGTTTAGCTTTTCCCCCTCTCACACTCTCCCCTATACTATCCTTACCTATACTATCCTTACCTATACTATCCTTACCTATACTATCCTTACCTACGGATACATCTTGGATACATTTTGTATACATTTTATTTTCATCTAACGTATATGCTTTGTTTCTCTTTACTCCAAGCATAGATTTTTCGTCTACATAATCGGTTGGTCTATATCGGTCGCTTTGAATGTAATTGTGCATTTTCCAGTGTTTTATTACGATAATCCCACTTTCAAACAAAATAACAAATGACTTAGCAACTAACAGCTTAAAATCATCGTCACTAGCACCACACATCCATTGTATTTTCTTTGGATTATTAACAAATCCATCATCATCGGCATTCATCGACAAATGAAAGTAAAGCATCTGTGTACTACTAGGCATATCCAAAAAAGCATCGCTTTCTGTAATTTTTTTTGCAAACATTCTTCTTTCTGCCAATTTAATCATCCCCTTTATCTATCTTTTGTTTGAACAATCAATTTGTTTCTTCACATTCTGCCTGCAACCAGTCAATAAAACCTTGATGTCCTTTCTTGCAATACTCAGATGCCATGCATTCTTCACACCGATATTCTGACGTATATGACGATACGGCACACAAAAACTCTGCCAGTTCCGCATCACTCATGGAACGAATTTTATCTACGTTTTTCATACTGCTACCTCACTAATTTTTCAATCGGCACTGTAAATCCACTGAATCTTTTTTCTTCCAGATAGATACCAGTATCAAAAAAGATAAGTTCATTATTTTGCTTATCATACCCAAGGCTGACGCCATTTACGACAAGGCAATCACGCAACAGATCCAGAACGACACCGATTGCTTTAATTGTTCCTTGCTCCATAACTTTTTCACTCATATATATCTCCTATCTACGAACCATCTCACCGTTTTTAATCATTTTCTCAAGTTCTGCAACCGGATATGCTTCAACATAGCTTGTATGTCCTACGAATCCACCAGTAAAATGTAATCTCATCCGTACAAATCTTCCGTGATCTGGTACAGATTCTACTACTGCATTTACCCAGTCTTTCTCTCTGATTTCGGTTGCACTGTTTCTATAAATTTTATATTTCTGCCCTACTTCGAACATCACTTTTTCTCCTGTTTCCAATATTTTTCGTCCAAAATGTATTGTCTTATAAACCTATCCGCATACTGATGATCACTCGCTTTCTTTTCTCTTAAAATCCTCACAAGACACATCAAGCAAACAACCGCATTTTTCGATTTCTTCCACTCCCCAATATGTCTTGTATCTGTAAGAATTTTTGCAGCTAAAGCAGAAATCCTTGCCATTATTCAGCTTGCAACTTGTCTTTTTATCTTCCAACTTTTTCCCAATACTCTCGTTTATCCTTTTGAGCCCCTCGGCCTTTTCCTGCAATTCCTCAAAATCTTCAATGAGCTTATTGTATTTCTTTTTACTCAAAATTTTAAACATAAAAATCACTCCTTTACCTCATAAACAAGAACACCGCTTTTGTCCTTTGTCACTCTGACAAGTTCCGCATCTAAAATGCTCTCTGGCAGTTCACCCATTGAATTAAAAGTTGCTTCTAAACCGTCAAATGCCACTTTAAATGCCTTTGTTGGTCTTAATGTTTCCATGTGTTTTCCTAATGTCATTCTGAATCACCCACTTTCAATATCTCAAAAGGCTTACCTTTCTCTAACGTTAATTCTGTTCCGTCAATATTTCCATTCAACTTATTTTGGCAGTGACAAAGAAGTGTCTCTAAGTCGCAAAGCCTGCCTTGTCTATACTCTGAACGGATGAAATCTAAAACCCTATCAACACTGCCTGCTCGATAGTGATAAGCAAAATATTTTCTTTCGTTTTCAAGTTTTTCTCGCCTTTTTGCTAAATCAACAAGCTCTCTTTCTGCTTTTAGCAGCTGTTCATACTCACCTTTTATTCTGTCAAGTCTCATTATTTTTACCCGCTTTCAATAAATCCATGAATTTCTCATACTGCTTCTGCGATACCTTATTGTTAGCCTTATCTGCTCTCAAGTCGATTTTAAGGTGTTTTTCAGCGATAGCCGATAATTCCCTTGCCAACACCTTTTTACCTTGCTGTATGCCCTCTGAGTACGTTCTTGGTTGTTTATACTGACCGGTCACCTGTTTACCCTTGCCTTGGCTGCCTGCCGTTACGTTATACATCTGAAATCCGGCATCCGCCCACTGCCTAATTGTAGAAACTTCCAAATCATCCATCTCCGACTTTGAGCATGTTTTGTATGTCAACTTCCAACCATAAGGATTTTCTTTACTGAAAAAACCATGTTTTTTAAGGCTCAATGCTATATGATCGTACTCAGCAAGGTGTGAAGCACACCTCTCTAAAAGGTTCACGGCTTGCCCTACATAACTCCTGCGGATGCCTGCTTCATCTGACCGATAAAACGCATATATACCGCTTGTGCATGGAATTGTCGGGCAAATAGACTTAATCTTCTTTTCTCTTTCTGCTTTCATAGCAAAAACTTTTTTGTAATTAATGCTCATTATTCAACTTTCCTTTAAGTTCCTCTAATTCATTGCTTAAATCATCAATCTTTTTAACTGCTTCACAAAGCAAATATGCATTTTCATTCACAACCCTTACAATTTCGTTGAGACCTGGATGAATAGATACCCCTCTAATCACATGGATTGCATGCCTATTCCATTTCATTTTTACCACCGTCCTCTGCCAGTCTTGCATATTTCCATTCTGTCGCATATCTATGTTCACCATCATATGAACTCCATGAAGTACGACCGCCACTCCATGTTCTTACACTGCCTTCTGAGGATAATCCGGCATAATATCTGCGTATCCATTCATCATTTTCACTATCTCTAACCAAAATTGGTGTATCAACTGGCACTTTACTCCAATCAACAGGTGGCTCGATGTACTCAGATTCACACCATTTTTGACATTTTAATGAGCAGCTATCATAGCTAGCAGTATCAAAATAACATCGACTACAAGAATTAATACTGCCACAATTTGTTAACTTCATAGTCTCTTTATCAATAGCAATACAGTGTCCACTGCAAGCAATCTCCAAAATCTTCTCTGCATATTTTTCTCTATTCGTCATACTTTCCACCTACTTTCCACTTCTAAGCATATAGAAAAGCATTTCCGTTATACTTCTCTTCCTCAGGCCAATCCTGCACGGGATCACCACGGCAAGCTTCCAATCCTTTGCCTGATCCAATGGTGTAGGATTGGTATACTCATCTTCTACTTTACTCCACAGTGGTATTGCCACCATAATTCCGTAATGATGTGACGAATTCGGGCAACATTCCTTAATATGCGTATCAAGTCTTCCGTTTCTCATATCCTCTTGGATGCTTTTCCAACACTCCATTGTAGTCACTATATAATTCTTTTCTCCGATGAAATTCAAACCATTCCCACTGAATACGTCATCCCGGCAGCTCTTTATCTCGTAGCAAGTAAATATTCCCTTTTCAATATCACTGATTGAAGTAACTCCCGCAGGTTCAAACTGCATGAAATCAATTCTTTTTACATCTCTTGTTCCGTAATCAATACTAACTTCTCGCGCCCAATAGGTTCTATCTCTGAACCGATCTGACACAAGCAGCTTTCCAAGGAACTTCGTTATTTTCTTTCTATCCATCTGCTCGTTCTTCATGCTTCGCCATCCATTTCCGGTGGTTCTGGTCTTGGCATCCAGAACCTTATGTATTCTCTACGATTACCACCAAAATGTCCTTTATAATCGTTATATTTGCTAGGTGGATACCACCGTGTAACAGTAGCACCACCTGTTTTTCCAACAACCAGATAACTTCCCGGTTTATCTGGAAGTCTTTCGTCAACAGAAATCCATTTTTGTTCGTAATTCTTCAAAGGACACATTTCAAGTTTGTGCCCCGGACATGTAACAGGTCTCCCTGCATCAAGATACGCACACCAGTAAATACCGTGCTTATCCATTGACGAAAGATCACATGTTTCACAAGATTCTGGCATATCCATGATTAAAATTGCTTTACGCAATTAATTTCACCACCTTAATATTTAATATTAAATCCACCATTTTCATTCACCCAGTCAATGGCTTCTGCGTATGTAACTCCATTGTTTTTCAAGATGTAAAGAAGATTGTGAAATTTCGGATGCGTCTGCTTTAAAATTTCAAATCTGCTTTTTTTTTCCAAATGGCATCCGAATCCGCACAACACACATCCAGTTCTTTGACATCCAGTTGTTTTCAATAATGGTCTTTCATTATCAAAAATCCCATAGTCAGCAAATGACATCTGATTCTCACATTGACCCATCAAAAGTCTTGGCAAACTTCTTTAACTCTGGATATTGAGTGGGTACATCTACAAACACGGCTTTAACTTCTGGATAATCTTTCCTTACCAGATCGAGAAGAACGGTGCTGTCCTTACCGCCGGAAAAACTTACATATACTCCATCTTCGCCAAACTCATTAATCCAGTTTCTAATACGTTCTTTCGTCATTCTGATTTTTACACTCAGTGGCAATGCCTGCCACTGGTGTAATTCATCAATAGTGTGCTTACCCATATCTTCACCTCTAATTGAATGGTAATTCTTCCATGTTGTCTGGAATCATCATGAAATCATTTGCAGAACTTACAGGTGCAGGAGATGGCTGTGGCTGCTGTGCTGGCGAATAACCAGAATTGTTAGAAGATTCTGCTCTGCTTTCACAAAATTCATGCTGTTCTACAACTACATCGGTCGTATACACCTTGTTTCCGTCTCTGTTCGTGTAGCTGCCAGTCTGAATGTGACCGGTTACCGCAATCTTCATGCCTTTTCTCAGATATTTTTCAGCAAATTCACCCTGTTTTCCAAATGCTTTACAGTTAATAAAATCAGCCGATGGTTCTCCATCTCTTTTAAACATTCGGTCTACTGCCAGGCTGTAACTGGCAATAGCCATCGGCTTTTCCCCCTGTGAATATCTCACTTCTGGATCGCGTGTGAGTCGTCCGATCATTATCACTTTATTCATGTCATACCTCTTTTCCTTTTAGTTCTCACACAATAGCCATAATCGGCATGGTGAATATTATTCTTGTCATAAACGGCACGCATAACGCTTTCAAAGGTGAAGCAGCTACGCATATAATCTTCATGTCTGCGCCGTTTAGTTTCATCGTTTTTCAGAGTGAACATAAAATACTTAACGCATTTAGCATGGCATTCTGACGTTCTATCTCTGCAATTTTTGCATTCGTTGTACATATTAATCACCTTTAAAATGGTGCAACACTTGGATTGTGTAGTTCCCATTCTTTGCACGGATCTGCAACGTCCACATTTGACTGTATAGCAACTTTTTTCATTTGTTCGATAAAGTTATCCTTATCTGCATTTTCTCCTGATAAATGGCACATGATTACGTTCTGAGCATCATCTTGAGAATAATTTGCTTTTACAAATTTACAAGCCGTATCAATGCTCATATGACCTCTAAGCACATGGCTTGCTTTTGCCGGATTGTTCATATCAACCATATTTTTGTCGTAGTCAACACCAAGCAAAATGTGGTTTAAATCATCGAATCTCCATTTAACAAATTCAGTGTCAGTCACATACAGAAGCTTTCCCATTTCTGGATGCGATATAACATATCCATAGCAAGGGCATTCACTTCCGTCTGCGTTTGTGTGCGTCCATTTTCCATCTTTAGTAGTAAGTTCAAATGCAATCACTCGAAATCTTGTATGGTCGAAATAGAGCCTGACAAGTGAATATACGTCATTAGATAAATATGGTGTTGCTACTTTTATTCCTATTTTTCTTAAATCGTAAACAGATTTGCTATGATCTCCGTGCTGGTGCGTGACCACGCACCCAACCACATTTTTAATATTCCAGTCCAAGCCTTTTTTGATTTCAGAAATTGGAACACCACAATCAAGAAGCAATGTTTCGCCGTTGCTGGAAGTTAGAGTGTAGCAATTTCCTGTACTTCCTGTGGCTATACATTTAAGCTTCATTCCTTAATTTCTCCGCATCTTCTCTTAACATTATTTTGAATTTTCCACCACACTCACAAACAGCTTTTGTGTCATAAACACTCCAATTTTCATTAGAACGTGATTTATCTTCTTGCTGTGGTTTTCCGCACAATTCGCACGCAATTATTATTGGATTTTGTTTCATACTCACACCTCAATTTCATCATCCTGTGGAAACTGAAATATAGAATTGTTAATAAACTCTACTCTTGACGGCTGATTGTCCGCTCTTATCATCACACAGCATTTCTTTAATCTTTCAAATTCCGTTGCTAAATCTTCTGAAATATCGACATTCTTCATTACGATAGGAATACCGATATATGCTTCTCTAAGCATTTCCATAGCCTTAATTGCCTTTGCTTCGGTGGAATAAGTTGCAATAAGACTGTTCATAAACACTTCTGGTGGTTCTGCAACATTTTTAACTGCAACAATTCCACAATTCCCGCCACCCCTATTTAATATTGAAAAAACAAAATCTTCATAAGGAATATCTGTTTTTCCAGTCTGTGAAATTACTCTCATTTTTACTCACCTTTCATAAAATCCGGCATAGAGTTCTCTGGTTCTGCTGCCACAACTTCTGCATCAGCCGAAACGACTTCTGCATCAGCTTCGATAAAATCAACAGAATTTTCGTTTTCTTCAATTTCTGCCTGTGCTGTTTTATAAATATCATCCATCTCAAGAATTGCCTGTCTTGCCATTGGATCATAATTTTTCGGATATTTTCTAATGGCATTGTTGCACATTTTTCTCTGAATCATGCTTTCTGGTGTATCTAACCATGCACCGCTGATAAAAGGTTTTGCAATCTCACACTCAAGCATTTCATCAACTGTTTTACACGCTCTCAAAGCGTTCAGAACCTCATTTTTCTTATCTTTGATTTCTGATTTCTGCTTCTCTGTAGCCTTATATCTGTCCGCACAGATTCCAAAAGTAGCATTCATCATGTTCTGTTTTACATGTGCAAGAAGATTGATTTTAACGCTGTCACGATCAGCAGAAAGATACGTTACTGTTCCGTCAGTAAGCATTACCGGATAAACAACCCTTACGGCTTTGCTTGATAATCCTTTTTCTTCCCATTCCGGTTCTGTAACTGATAATCCTTTGTGTTTTGGCGGGATGTATTTATCTCCCTCTTTTACAATCCAGTGCGGATACACCTGTTTTACATTCTTGCCGTAATTGGAAAGTAATGAATCATATCCATTACCCTCAATACCCATTTCAACCTGTTTCTGCCAGATATCTCTACCTGTCTGTGGGTCTTTTCCTACATTTACATTTCTTAACTGGAAGTAGCACTCTCTAGGATATGCACTCGCATTCAGTTTAAGATTCGCACATCTTTTTACGATTCCAGTCAGATTACTTGTATCTAATTTACCCATATCTGATTTTGGGTCGTTTTTTACAAGATTAAAAATGCTTGTCATGGCTTCAATAGCGCACTCTTTTGAGTAATCATCTAACTCCATTCCACAAGCCTTATAATCATTCACAATAAGACCTGTAATTGTATTGCTCCACTCACTTAATGAAGTGGTAAAAGTTTTTTTTTCTGCTACTGCTGTGTTTTCTGCCATTATTTCATACCCCCGATTGTGATGTTAATTAATAACTGAAATGCTTCATTTGCGGTAAATCCTGCATCGACAAAAGATTTATAAAGTTTGTATACTTCTTTTGCTGCATCATTAATGCTATTATCTACTTTTTGTTCTGAACTGGTTAACCGTTCAAATGCCAATCTGGCACCAATGTTGAAATCAAATTTATCTTCCGGATTACAACGTGCAATGGCTTTCTTTCCTGTCGATTTATCAAGTGCAATAACCTGTCTATCTTTTTTGTAGATAACGATGGTTTCTGGTGCTATTTTTTCAATGTTAGCCTTGTCCATATATAAGCACTGTTTGCCAGAAAGATCCGTTCCATCAATATCCTTGTCGTACATAGTTCCATTGCCACCATCATGGAAGTCATCAAATTTTACTAAACAGTCAGTTTTATATTCGACTATGACGGTGCCAAATTTGTCCTTAATATCGTATGTTGTAAAAAAGTTGTCTTTAACTTTCACTCTGTCTCCTCTTTTAAATTTGCTCATGTTTAAGCACCTCCTTAACATATAAATCCATTGAATGACATAATTTAATACAATTACCATGCATTGCATGATTTTTCCAACCAGTAAAATTATCTGCTTTTATCTTTCGTTCTCCAAGCAATCGCCATATGCTTGATATCCGAAACCATTTTTGACCAATATTCCATACCTCTTGTGTTGATAATATTCAGTTTCATTGATAACTCAATGTAAAACAGAAGTTCATCACAGTGAGTTATGGCTTTAGTCTGTAATTCTGACCGCTCTCTACGGTAATACTTCAAATCAGTTCGATTTGCTTCATACAGATATTCATAGATTTCAAGCGCCTTATTTTGCATTTTGTCCACCAACGAAAATCTGTATTTCTTTGGGTATCTATTGCAATTTGAAGTTACACGCAATGTATGTTCTGCCAGATCTTTTGCTTTCAAAATTACTTTTAAGTCTGATTCGGCCATTTACTTATTCCTCTGATTCAAAGATTGAAGAGGAAAAGATACAAACCGGGCGAACACCGTAGTTGCAGCTACAGTAGTCGTCGTAGACATAGCCGGACGGAGAAACAACGGTAACTGTTTTTGAGTATTCGTTACAAGGTGTGCTCCACGGAGTAACAAGCCACCACCATTCATCAGTATTCGGAATGAATTTTCTGTATTTTCGGTATTCGTCAACCGTCAAAAGAGATACAAAATCATCTGTTTCCCCATATTCTTCCTGTCCATCAAGAGACAACAGGTCTCTTTTAAAAGCAACAATATTATCCTCACCAATCTCTTTGGAAACCTTTTTATAGAACTCTGTGTGGAGATAACTTCTCAAACTACTTTTTTTCCAGTCACTTGAGTTTTCATCAAACTTTTTATCTCCTAATGAGTCACCAATGCACATATATCCAGCATCCGTAATATCAAGGATTTTCCAGTTTACATCTGCAAGTTCAAATTCATCTCCGATTTTTAATCCTTTCGGAATATGAGTTACACCCAACTTTTTCTCCAATGTTTCAACTCTGCTGATTAATTCTGCAATATCATTTTCTGTAATTTTCTTTCCCATGATTACTTATCCCCTTTCGATACAAAGATATTAGATTTTAAGATACAAACCGGGCGAACACCGTTGCTGATGCTACAGAAGCAGTAGTTGTTGAAATTGCCGGACGGAGAAACAACGGTAACTGTTTTTGAGTATTCGTTACAAGGTGTGCTC